GAAGATACCGCAGTAGCGGGCTAACCCCCGCTACAAACCCCTTTGACAGTGTGTTTTCCTAATAGGCGCTAATCATAACCAGTTATCGTCAAGCTTTTTACAGCAATCTCATAAGAACCCGGATTTTACTCCGTCTCTGCCTTTCCACCAACTCCGGCGATAAACACCCGATGCTTTCCATTCTCGTCACGCTGCCAATCACCACCAAGCATCTCAACAGTATTCAAGACTGTATGGTAAATCTCAACGGAATCCATTGCCTTTTCTTCATTTCCAAAATCATTGGTATGAATCCAACGCCAATTATTATCCAACCAGCTGACAACTTTCATAACACCAGCCCGCAGTTCTTTTGTTTTCTTACTATCCATTCCCATTTATCCTTTCAAAGAATTTAGGTTTTATTGTTTTCATAAAGTTTTAACATAATTTCTAGCGAAACAGAATCCAGACTACCATATTGAACCAAATTAAGCGCCATGTAAAAATTCCTTCGAATATTAAAGTCCACTACGTCCTTTATCTCACCGCCTTTTTGAGCGTGATACAAAATATTATTTAACTTAAACAGTTCCTGATAACTTAACTTGACAACGGCATCACCATCTCTCCCTTTTGGATTTTCATTTCCATTAAAACTCAGAATATTCATATTTACACCTCCAGTCAAATATCTAAATCTTTAAAATCAACCACTTCTGATTCACCATCATATTCAACATCTACATTCGATAAATATGTTTTGTACATCTTTTCACGACGTATAGCAGCTTCCATACTCGGATGTCGAATATCATAAAGCAACTGTTTAAGTGCTTCATCCGTCAAATTATACTCTTCTTGCAACATACTCATATCCACACCTCTTAATCAAAACGCAAACGGATTACTATTCACTGCCATTATCAACACCACATTCAAAGCAAATATCATAAACGCGGTCATTCTTTATCACCTCAATCTCTAAATTCAATATCGACAACAATATTTTCTGGCTCTGTCATGTACCTTCGTGCCAGCAGTTCTACCATGCGTTCCTTGTCCCCAAGATTGCTATTACGCAAAAGATACGAACAAACTTGCCTACCTCTATACAAGAACACAGCCCATGCATTTCTCCTCAATGGGTTTGTTGTGTTAATCATTCCATCGCTTCCTCCAGAGATGTGGTCACATCACCAAAGTCAAAATCCAGAGCACCAATCATATCCTCCAGAGCATCCACAGCATCAGACAAATTCGTGCAAGCATCATCTGCTTTATCATACCGCTCACCCCCCTGCAGATTTTCCGGCATGTTGTCACGATACTCTTCTTCTTCCCACTGGATGTTCTCGACGTCTGATTTTACACTTTCGACCTCCGATACAAGCTCTTCCAGCTTCTTACGGATGAAATCAAAGCGATCAATGGTCTGCTTAATAGCTTTTCTGCGATTATTATTCATTTTCAAATCCCCTTTCAATCTACAATACCAAGCTTGCAAATGTTTTTCGGATCAGTGATATAACCAAACGTCAACGTGTTTCGCAGATACCCCTTATACTCAAATCCACGATCACGAGCTGCCAGACGGCACACATCTCGAATCGCAGATTCTCTCGGCCAAGAGATGCCAGCCAGCTGATACTTCCACTGAAGATCTCTCAGCATCTGCCACTCAATCACAGGCTTCTTTTCATTCTCAAAACATAAACCGTTCTGCACGGCATACTTCAAAGCATCACACCGCTTACTCTCTTCCGATGTACAAGTGCCCCATTCGTTTTCGAGACGGCGATATGCCCTATTGAACGGTGCTTGCTTTACCGCATCAATACCAAACGCTGCTCCAAGCAAACCCAAACCAAGTAACAACCCCATAATTCAAACCTCCATTCATGCTGTTTCCAGCTCTCTTTTAACCAGCGGACGACGTTTTGTTGCGTTTTTTAGCCAATCGTTTCCACTGGGAGCTTGTCTATCCACTCTTGTATTGCGACCACAACCAGTCGGACACACCCGGCGATAATCATCGGCAGTCTTGCAACCAAGAGATTCCGCTTCATCCAGAGCTTTTCGCACATAAGCCCATGTACTACCACCTAGATCAGAACACTTTCCAATCACAGCAAGTACAAGTTCATCGCCCATGCGCTCAACATATTCTGCCAAAGCCTTCTTTCCTGCAACACCGAGCTTTCCGATGTCCTCTCGAAAGACATCCTCGATAGATTTCGTCGTTGTCGCTTCATCACTAGACGAAGACGATATCTTATCTTTTTCTTTCTCTTTTTCTTTTTCTAGCTTGCTCTTGCTTGCGTTTGCTTCGTTTTGCTTACGCTTGCTTTCACCGCCAGCTTTTCCAGAAATGCGCTTACCTTCGATGTATTCGGCATCTTTAATTAAATCTCTCTTTACAGCAGGCCACACATACCGCTCATTTCCGTTGAGTTCAGGCTCCATTCCAGACGATTTATATTTCATCATCGCCAGTACTAGACGCCCCACCTCAGCAGCACTAAGGGGCTCAAAGTAGCTCTCATAAGTATCCCAGATTTTAATATAAGTATCAGACATAACACACCTCAAGAGTCTTCATGACAGTCCACGCCATAATCAATCCCAGAGTAGTATTCATCATCCACTTCTTCATCCAGACCAATATAGCGAAGCGTAATTGCCTGACTACTGTGATTCAGACTATGCTGCAACCACGCAAGAGCTTTTACGTCATTTGGATGAGATTCAATAAACTGATATCCGAAAGTTTTGCGGCAACTATGAGAACCAAGCTGTACAGAAAGATTTAACTCCTTACCAACTTGACGCATGATTCTACCAAAAGAATCTACATCAAGCGGATCGCCCATTTCTTTTGGATTCGCATCATACTTACGGAACACACCAGATTTACTCACGCTTGTTCCACCGTTTGTTCTCATGGAGTTCTTCCAACTGCCTTGCCGAGACGGGAAGAGCCAATCGTCATAAGACAATCCATCAATATTGATATAAGTTTGAATACACTTTAGTGCCGGGACCGGAACTTTAAGAATGCGATACTTATTTGTTTTCTTTTCCTTAACACGAAGTTTTGCGTTGAAATTCACCACAACCTTTCCATTCATATCTGTAGCTGCTACATCAGAAACCTTCAAACGAAGCAAATCACTTGCTCTGAATCCTGTGCAACATCCTACATTAAACAAACACCAGTTGCGGTACTGACGTTTAATCCAAAAATATTCTGAAATACGTTTGATATCCTCTTTGTCTTTAATTGGCTGAACTGACCCATGATTTGCTTCCATACGAGTTAGGCTATAATTCTTTTTAACTACGTTCTGACGTTTTTCTTTGTTAGAAGAATCGTAGTCAGAAAAATCAAGAGCAACAGTATTTTCGATTTTCTTTTCGTTTTCAAGCGCACTCATCACATTCACCTCAAACTCCATACTTCAAACAATACTTACCGTAAGATAATCCTTCAGCATCTGCCATTCTTACAATCTCAACAAATGTTGGTTTATGTTTCTTTTTGTTCTTACATCGAATGGATGCCTCATTTCTTATTATCTTACGACATTTATCACAATAGAGCTTTCCACATTTAGGGCCATACCATGTAATGCCACAGCGATTACACGTTATGTTTCCATATACCATCATAATTCACACCTCAAACTTGTCAATTTTCCAATGATGTCGATAGTAATTTCCAGAGCTCCCACTAACAACGGACGCCTCACATGAATCACACCACGTTTCGTCCTGGTTCACACTATTTCCTTCCGAGTCCCGGCAATCCTTATAAAGCGAGAACATCTTTTCAGACAACTTCTCTTTATCTTTGTTAATGGTAATAATATTACCTTCCGCGTAGAAATCGCTAGAATCAATACATTCATGTAAAATATGAATCGTCATTTTTATGTACCTCAATTCTTTTCAAACAGATCGTTGCGAACTTTCGGAGTAAACTGACGAGTGTCAAGTTGCTCAATGGCAGTCTCAAGCCGACTATGACCCCAATCATTGTTGTTTCGATGACTCATCGCAATTTCAATTAGAAACTTTGCATCCTTGGCTTCTCTCCTCTTACGACGAGCCTTCTTTAATTCCGCCATAAGTTGATAACCTTGCGCTGCGTTCACTGTTTTGAACTCAATTGCGTGTTCAATATCAGCAATCTCATCACTAGCCGCAGTTAAATCACTGTAGACTTTGGCATATAAATCATCGAGGCTGGCCATGGTTTTGTCTGTGACCTCAAGATTTTTCTTCAACTCTATCAGCCATTCAGAATCTTTCATATGAAATGCGTATGTATTCGGCTTTGCAACCTGATTTGTTATATTCGGACTCTTATTTGCAGCTTCGATTTCATCCATTGATTTCGGTACATAGTGTCCATTCTTATACCCGGCGGGAAGCTTGTTGATTTCACAAATCGCCAGACCCTTAGATTCAAACTGTAATGCTAGGTTAATATCACAGGTGGCACAAATCCGACCCTCTTTCCGTTTCATAATATAATTATGACCGTTCGATATTACGTACATTTACTTGTTCTCCCGTTCTTTCATCAGCTGCTTTACAGCCTTTTTAAACAGTGCGAGATTCTTTTCGTTTTCGATAAACACCTTTGTTTTCGGACTTGGTGCTTTACCATGAGCCTTCTCGTAAGCAATAAACAAATTATTCATTTTCTTATAACCAATACACTCATAGATTAGGGTATAAGTGTGCTTGTATTGCGGCCTATCACCAAGGTTTTCCGCCAGAGGCATCATAATTGGGAAAAGAATCTTTGCCGTCTCACTCTGCTTCTTAGGCTTCTCATTAACAACTTCCTTGGCTTCCACCTCAACCACGGGAGCGTCGCTCACGTTTACTTCAGAAACAGCTTCGACAGCCTTTGGAGTCAGACGAAGTTCATTCTGATTCTGATGCAGACGTTCAATAGATGCCGCGTACATATCTGCGACAACAGCACCCATAACGGATTTCCAAGTGGAGTCCTCTTCGATAATATCAATCGTAGAGATTTTCCCACTACGATTCGTTCTTTTAACATACTTCGCACGAGCGTCTTCCAAAACGAAACCATAATTACGATTCAGATATTCATATATCTTGTGAAGCGTTTCCTTATTCGTATAGCCTTTGGTATTTGCAATCACACCAATCTTGCTATACAAATCTTTACGCCAGTCACTCATTTCATCCTGAAACACATTGCGAGGAGTATAGCTCTTAGCACGAATCGAATTATCCATCTGCTTATCCTTAATCTGATGGACACACTGAGACACGCTGCTGATTATATTCAGTGCTTCGTTGCTAGTAGCACGAGCTTCCTCAATCTGGTCACCGAGCTCCTTGCGAGTGGAATCAAGTTCACTCTGAAGGTTCTTCATGCTATCAAACAGAGCGTGAAGTCTTACATCAATGAACTCCTTACTCAGTGCAGCATCCATCTGAGGAGTAGCCAGAACGGAATCGCCACGCATCAGAGATTCCATAATGTCCCAGCAGAAATCCATAAACGCATCCGCCTTCGGCTGACGAGACAAACGACAGATTTCCATAACACCACGCAAACTGTACATATATGTTTGACGTTCTTGCGTATAATTTCCGACCTCAGTCGTCAAATTGACGACCGAGCTCAACGGGTCAAGACGGTCTGCATTACGCTCATGAATCTTCGCAATGTACTTCCGAGGTTCTTTACATTCCAGTGCTCGCCCAATCTGTTCACGGGTCATATAATACTGGTGTTTATCATTCTGGTACACGTCCACATTCAGTGCGCCGAATGGCTTAGAGGTTATTACAGTCATAGAATTGTTAGTAGTCATTTTGTTTTACTCCCTCCGCTCACTCTTTAATCATAAGTTGTTCTTTAGTCCAGCGCATCATCCTAGTGTATTCATCCGTAGACGTATTTTCCCAGATAAAGACCCTGCCTTCGCCAGTTTCTTTATCAATTTCCGTACAAGATAAATCAATTTGAACGCCATCTTCTCTCTGAAGATAAATATAAATTCCTGGATAATCCTTATAATCTCCACCAGCTTCAGCAACCAGTTTTCCGATGGGCGTGTCAATTTCAAATCTCTTTTCATTCATATTACTATCTCCTTAGAAGAACTGTTTTATCAAACTTCAATAATCTGCCACCAATCATATCCATCTTCTGAATCAATACGAACCTCATTCTTGAGATGTACCATATGAGGTTCCCAATTATCGTCTTCATGACCTTTGTAGTAATGATTTGACAGAGCATCATCTACCTGTCCTTCCATCTCGTCTTTTGCATCTTCAAAAGTGTCAAACGATTCTTTATAAACAATTTCAGGTAAGAACGATTCTTCACCTTTAGCAATATAAATATTGATAAGCAAAAACACTTTGTTTCCTCCTCTTAAAACTGATATTTTCAGAACAGTCGTGCGTTGCCGGTGATATCTTGCAAACAAGAAATGTATTCCCGAAATGAAATCAGACCTTGCATCTTCATAACCCATGCTCGCTTTGCACGAACCGCAATCGCTGGATCGTATTTCACCGCATCGTCAAATGCACTGTCGGTCATCTTGCGTTCAAAGTAACGAATTTCATTGACATTCATCACAATTTATACTCCTTTTTAGCTCTCTTATATTCTTTCGTATTACGAAACGCAACCTTCGGATGAGAACCATCTGGATTTAATTCTGTGACCCCGCAAACTAAATAACCAGCATTTTCGAGGTCAACAATTCGTTTACACAAATAATAAAGAACTACGTTCTTGCTTGTAAAATCTTCATCGAAAACAACAATCTTTTTGCTTGCTTCTGTCGCAATACAAAATACATTATTCATATCAAATAAATAACTTTTCATATCTAAAACCTCGATTCTATTTAATTTCAATATTCATTTTGCTAAATAAATATTGAACAGATTCTTCAATCGCATCAATAGACCAAACATTAGGATTACACACACCAAAAATTTTATCGCCAGAAGCATTATCACGTGCATCACAAAAATGCCACCAGCTATTATCGCCAGCATCATATTCATAATAAACATCCACATCAATTTCAGGGTGACCATCTACATGATATTTAATCTGATTTTTATCATTAAATGTATCTGGTTTGTATCCACGTCCATTCCATCCAGAAGGATTCATCTTAGAAAGAAAATCTCTTGCAATTTCACGCGCCGTCATAAACTCACCCTCCCTAAAATAAAAGCCTTTTTTGAATCAAAAGGTTTTAGTAACTCAAATTTGTCGGTTTCTTCATTAAAAATTCCAACCGTCGCACCTTCTCTTAACCAATAAGAAAGTATATCAAGTGCTTCCTTAATCTCGTCCATCGAGTTATCCCATCCACCATTGGAAACAATCACAACACTCACCCTCTCAATTCACCATCTTCGTAATCAAAAACATGACAACAATCTTCGCAGCCTTTCTTATACAGGTCGGTTTGAATCTTATCATTTACTGCATCTTGCTCAATAACCGTAATTAAATCGTACCACGAAAATGTCTTTCCGTCTTTAGAGTAAAAAATCAGCATACCCGGATAGCATTCTTTGTCTGCCGACCCCGTGGCAATCAACCAACCATTATGAATTTTGACTTTGAAATCATGTTCACCAACATTACACATATATCTTTCTCCTTTATATTATTATCTTATCTTCACTAAGAGTTTCGGTTTCATACGTTGCATAGACAAGCTCTGTCGGCCTGCTGTAACACGTTTTCATCCAGTTAAGCTCTGCATCACGCAGTTCTTTTGTTGGATATATTTCATGTCCTCTATATGTATCGCCGTACATAAAGTGTCTGACAGAATATTCAAGATGGTAATACATTAGATAGTGTCCTCTTTGTCTTCATAAAGTGTGTTACCTGCTTCTGTTTCAGCAAATTCAGGTGTACTAATTTTTACGAAGCCAAATTTTTCACAAATTGAATTAGGAACATAGTTATCAAAATCAATTAAATCGAAATCATTACAATTGCCTTCGTAGATTTTTCTACCCTCCTCTGTTTTCAGATATTCTTCTGTTGCTTTCTTAACCAAATCAAGGATATCATCATTTTTATTTCTGACATCAAAGAAATAAAACAATGAAGAATAATCATCATATACTCTTGCAGAAATAAATTTCATCATAATAGAACTCTCCTTTTACATCAATTTATTAGAAATATCAAATGCTTTCCATCTAAAACCAAATTCATCCGTCCAAACCTGTGCTTCGAGTTCGTCATTGTCATGATAAGCCAGAACATTAGGAAGGTCAGAATACATTGCATAGCATTTTTTCGAATCATCCACGATATATTTCATAGCTTCTTTTTCGTTTTGAAAAAACTCAGGCTCAAAAATTTCACCTTTGGAACCGCATTCGATAACACACCACATATTTACACCTCACTAAAATCCGCGTTGGCAAGAACTTCATTGCCATATTCAACAAGAGCATTTCTGAACCATTTTTCATTCTTTTTCCACCACTGTTCTGCTTGCTGCGGAGTCATTTCAATTCCATTGTCTTTTGCAATACCGATAATATCATCGATACACCAACGAGTTTCAGCAAACCAATATTGATTTACGCCATCATCCTTTTCCTGTTCGTCTTCAATATAGTTAGGGCAATAGTCGGTGTAGAAATTCACATCAAAAAGTGTGATAGTCATATCATTGCCGCTTAATTCACGTTCAACGTCAACCACTTCTTCTCTGAGATACAGCTCAGACATAATACCGTCTTCATGTTCCTGAATCCATTTCTCTGTAATATTGAACTTTTTCGCCAGTTCATCAACCTTAAACACCCATGAACCATAATTTGTATTCTTGGTACCACACTCTACCATGTAATCGGCAATCTGACGTTCCATCATGTTGTCATCCATTTTATTTCCTCCTAAAATTCAACATTTATCAAAATTATAAGTAACAGTAACGACCTTCTCTACATCACCAATACGGCATCGATCTTCCCTCAATGCCTTTTCAAGACCACAGCCTGCGCTGTACGTGATACCGTTTTCAAACACGTCAGAACCGATAAATCCAAATGCTCTGTCAATCTCCTTCCATTCTCCGTGTTCTTCTCGATAAAGCGTATAGCCATAGTTCTCACCAGAAAGATAGTCACTGTATTCCTTCACCTCATTACGCATAATTCGTTCTGCTTCATTTTTGGTATCATCCGAACCATCCGTAACAGCTGTCACAATCCAACCAATATTACTATCATCCCATGAACCTCTAAACCGGGTATCGCAATCCATAGACAAGCCAGAATGGTCATGAAGCCAAAGAGGAAGCCATGCAATATACTTATCAAGAAGAATCTGACAATCACGAATAGAAAACTCATCAGTAACGTATGTAATGATTTCGTTATATTTCAATCCCACATACATCGGGTCTTCAGAAACCTTTTCACCAAAAAGAGTTCCAATACCGCAGATGGTATATCGTTTTTCATCGCTATAATTTTCATCAACAACGACACAAGTATCTTCCAGCTTCATATTAAAAAGTGCATCCAGAATTTCTTCATCAGAACAATACTTATAAACCAGATTGTTCCAAAACTCTTCTGCCGTACTCGCATCAATCTTATCACCAAGACGATAACGAGAATGGAAACAAGCCATCACGGAATCATGGTCATCCCACCAACGAGGGTTATTGTCTGCAACGTCGTCGTGCTGAATATGTAAGCAATATAGGTTATCGCCGTAAGTCCATTTTATGATTTCATTATCGTAGCAATATAAGTTTTCCATATCTAAAATCTCCTTACATTATACGAGCCAATCAATAATCTGTTTCTCTTCTTCTATCGTAAGACCAAGTGAATTAAGTAAATTATTAAGGAGAGTGATTTTATCCATTCGAGAACCAGAAGATTTTTTCAAAAAACATAAAATATCTGATATGATATGACTACAAAGTCCACTACTTAATGTAAATTTATCTTCAATATATTCCATTGCCTCTTCCATATTTAAAATCTCCCTTTTATCAATCCTTTTAATGCACAAAAATTGTAATCATACCTTCGCAATCTGCCGTAAAGAACGACACTTCGTACCGACTGGCTTCTGAAATTGAAATCTGGTCACGTTTACAATAATCTTTGATTTTTTGCTCCTTGTAGTCATCCCAAAGAGCTACGCTTGTGCCATCAGTGACCAAAGAAAGAAATGTAAGTAAATTCATATTCATTCACCTCTTATGCGCTTGCCTTTTCTTCAAATGTGTACCAATCAGACCAAATCTTATCGACCTCGCCATTCTTAAAACCATTCTTATAATCGGTAAACTCAACATAATAGTTGCTTGTCCACTCATTCAGGCAGTGTTCATAGATAGCTGCGACTCCACGCTTTGTTTCAACGACAAAACTATCAATTAGAACACCCTCAACATAAGCACCAGTGTATTGTGCTTTATTCTGGTGCATCCAACGGCCAAGAGCACCTGCATTAAGATAAAACCGAGTCATAATTCATTCTCCTCTTTCCATTCCATCACAGCTTCCGGCAATCTTATCAATCATTTCCATATACTCTCCGAATGTAATCTTATCAATCATTTCCATATACTCTCCGAATGTTTTGCATTTCACTTCCACTCCAAAACAAGCTGCATAAATAATTAAAGAATCATTACTTGCCACATAATTGCATTCATGCCACCAGTCATAAAGCATTGAATCGGCGCTGCCAAAAATAACTCTATTGTTGCCATTATCATCCTTAACAATTACTACGCAGTCGCCCAAAACACAACTGAAAAGCAACATAACTCATTCTCCTTTATTCTTCCATAATCATAGCGAGAACTGGTTCACCGGAATTTTTCAGCTGAAGTTCCAGAATATCGCCGTCATCTACAATCTCACACTTTCTCAAATAATCCTGAAGGAAGAACATCTGACATTCCTGCCAAAAGATTTCTTTCGGATATTCATTCTCTCCTACGAACACATTCTTGTGATGGAAAGATTCATTCCAAACCCAGCCATCACCATCAAAACAAGCGTGAACTTCCCTCAGATCCCACATAATCATCACTCCTTAAAACTCCAGTTTTTCTTAGTTCTTTCACGAGCACTTCCTCGATATCCTCTTTTTCATTTTCTGAAACGTTAAGATGATAAAAAACACGAATTGAATTGTACAACCGCTTACACACATACATAACATCGAAATAGTATTTATCATTCGTGTTGAACATCAAAGCGTGGCCAGTACCATCTTCTTTATGGTAATTGTTTTCAATTAAATCCCACATAATTTAAACTCCGTAATTCTTATTCAAATCTTCAAAAAGAAGGTCTCGAATTTCATCCATATGATCTTCGTCAATTTCATACGGCTTATAAATCATAATGCAGTAGTCCATAACAAGATACATAACCGAATATCCATACGAGTTTCCATCATCTTCTTTATATCTAAACTCTGCACAGCCAAATTTGTGATCTTCTGCATATTCGTTTGCAATTAAAACCCACATAATCAGTCCTCCCCAAAAATATGACGCTTGCTAAGGTCATCATAAATAATATCCTCAATTTTATTTTTGGTATTATCATCGAGTTCTCCGTAAGGAGCATCATCAAGATAATAGAAGTAAATTTCATTTCCAAGGTTCTTGTACATGACACTTACATAAAACCCAGCTGAAATTCCATTCAGTAAAGCATATCCAATACCGTACACTTCTGAATAATTGTTACCCATTAAATCCCACATAGTTAGTCCTCAAAAGTTTTAGAACGTCTTAAAATAATAATTTCTTTCATTTCTTCTTTATCTCTTGCGGTACAAAAGAAACATAATAGAGAAAGAATACTCTGGATAATAAAAAGAAACACAAAAATCAAACACTACATACATGATTGTAAGGTAATGACCTGTTTGTTTGTTCTTGAATTTTGCTCTTCCGATTTTATATTCTTCAGAGTATCTATCTTCAATTAAATCCCACATTTTATTCAGTCTCCTTAATCAAATCGTAATAACACTGGTCGATTCCGTTTGTCATATAGCTTCTGTTGTATGTAAGAATAATTTCAGTACCACGAAATTCCAGTCCAATTGGACCATATTCTTCGTTATCGAGATAAGCAGCTTCTGCTTCGTTTACAGCTAATTCTTTCATATATTCCCACGGATCCTTCTTTTCAGGGATTGAAACGATTGCCTCTTCCTCTCCCCAAGAATAAGAAATCTTAATTTTCATATTAAACACCCATTCCTTTATAGCCCATCATATGTAAACCTTTATGCTTCTTACGACGCATATCATAATAGATTGCTACCGTATTTTTCGGCATATTGTTTCTAAAATACTTTTCTTTATATTTGCACAGCTTCTTATACTCGTCACTTTCACGATGGGCTTTTAGCTTTTCACAATGGTCATGACAGCCGGGATAACGCTCCGGTGCCGCACAGTAGCGGCAAGGATCAGTCATTGTTGCTCTCCTTTCTTCCAAGTCTGTCAAACATTTCTGTGATACGGTCAATCCATGCGTCATTTTCTGATTCATTGCAATCGAAATAATCCTGAAATCGTTCAGCTAACTCTTCCGAAAAATCGATAATTTCATTGTATGAATAGCCATATTCTTCTTCAATCCAGTCTGCATTAAGTTCGAGCTGATAAAGAGCGTCATCAATACGATACTGACGCTCTTTATAACGGTAAGCTGCTTCAATCTGTTCAGGTGTCATCTCCCAAGACTTCCCATTCCAGCTAGTCACAATAATCTTATTTTCGTTATTCATATCGCAAACTCCTTACTTATTAGATTTGCACTGATATTTTCGTTCGATCATTTCGGCTTCTACCAAGGTCATACCGTGTTTCCACCGAATGTCAACAACGGATTCGACCCAGTTTCCGGTCTTACGATTCTTTACGACACGAACTTCCTCAACATCTATATAAATCTGTGTGCCAGGCTTCGGAAGATAGGTCAAAACAGTTTCTTCAGAATGTTCCAAATCATATGAGCCAACAAATGTGCAATCACGTTTGATAAGGTCATAAATTTTCTTACGGTTCTGCTTAGACAGGTTTCTCATATTGCAAACTCCTTTTTTCTTGTAAACTTAATCACCAGCGCATTCACGTTGGCCGCTTCCATCGTTGACTGCTTTGCATCCTCATGATTGCCAGCTCTAAGGAATGAAACACTCTGATCCATAAGCTTACGCCGATAAGAAGAAAGAGCTGCGAGAACAGTGTTCTTTTCAATGTTTGTCATACAATCTCACTCCAATCTTTATCCTCTACATTGGGACAAAATTTTGTATAAAAATCAACGTCAAAAGTTTTCACATAAAAATCAGAGCCTTCTTGTAGAGTACATTCCACGTCAGCAACCGATTCGTGTTCATAAAGTGAATCAAAAATCTCTCCACAATAGGCCGCAACAAACATTTTGCTTACGTTAAATTCTTTTGTGATTTCGTCAATATGAAAAATCCAATTGCCTTCTGTAGTATTTTTTGTACCTTCTTTGACCATCCATTCGGCAATCTGCTTCACAACTTTGCTTTCGTCCATTTTTATCACCTCAATCAAAACTGAACCACTTCATGTTTGACTTTCTCCAGCATCTCTCTCTCTTGTTCTTCAAGACGCTCAACCTCATATAAAACGCTGTGAATACCATAAATAATCAACTCACGATCTCGTTCACGGTTTGCTTTGTTTTCAGGGTTGCTTTTACAACTTCCTTTGCATAATTCGATTTCTCTAAGAACAAGATTATCAATTGCGTATTTTAGAATCCGTTTATCTTTCTCAGTCATATTGTACTAGCTCCTTTTGTTTATATGATTTTATAATGTTCTCCATTGTATTGAAAACATCTATCATCTCTTTCGTCTTCGTCACAGACAATCTTCAACGGAACCCACTTCAAAACTGTCGGTTTTCTTCTATACACTTCATGCAGAGACAGCGTTCTACTAACATCAATGCGATCAAAATACCACTGATTATCTTGATAACAATAATAACCAGCGATATCAACATACGTTCCATACTCTGTGCCATCACTCATAAATACAATACAAGGAACAGAAAGATATTTTGATTCACCGAGAGTTCCAAAATTAAGTTTATGAGGAAGTTCGTTTTCTGTATCGTGAATTTTTTCTGCCGGAATAGAGAAGAACTGTTCTTCTACTCTTTCTACAATATTCACATAGTACGGATCAGAAAAGAATGGACGATTCTTCTTGTACTGTTCAAAGGTCATTTTAAAGCCTCCTCAATCATTGTAAAATATCTGTTTTATTACATATCCATATCGACAGCGATGACATCTTTCGGCCCACTGTTATCAATAATATCTAGACCACGGTAACAAACAGGATTCCCCAATTCGTGCCAATCACGAAACTCCGTATTATCATAGACACCAAAAACCAACTCCGTGTTCTCGTCGTAGCCGAGCTGGTTCAGTTTCTTAATAAAATCAACAACTTTCATATTCTCACCTCACATAAGGTTTTCAACAATTCCATCCTTTGAAATAACTCCAACTCTGAGTTCGTCATCCTCCAAAATTTCAAGCCAATCATAAGGTTCGCCATTTTCATCTTTGAGAATGTCTCTTCTGAGACAAGGAACAAGAGACAATCCAATTTCAACGCACTCTTCAAATTTTGAAGTCCAGAAAAGATTTCGAAAATCGTCGTCGTCCTTGTTGCAAGCAACCAAGCAATACATATTTCTCACCTCAACATCTAATAACTAATGCACAAGTTCCAATTCGATTTACAAATTCTCTACCGTATTCCTCATAAAGTTCTTCAAAGTTTGCATCGCAAATTTCATGGTTAAGCTCAACACCATCTTCCTCAAGGATTTTTCTTAAACATCTTGCAACAAAACCTGATGAACTATCTTTTAATGCAAAGACAAGATAACTCCAGTCTTTGTTAAAGAGTTCTTCAACATAAATTGATTCGATGTATTCACCATCTGTATCATAAAACTTCAGAATCTCAGGTTCTAAAAGATTGTTTGCTTTGAAATAACCATATTCACTTTCAAGTTCGATCCGAATCATAATTTTCTCACCTCACTTCTTATAATCCAAATCTTTTACAAAATTTACAATAGGGTCTCGGAAAACAACGCTCTTAATACAAAGAGACTTCAAATCATACTGACCTTCACAATTTCCGTAAAAGATAAGTCCGTGACCGATTTCATCAAACCATTTTTGAGCCTTATCAATAGAATAAAAGTGCTGCGCACCATCAACGGATTTAGTAAAAAATGTGTACCCACATTCACCAAATTGAACATACTCCCAACGATTAAGAGTGTTTCCTTTGTAGTCGAATAAATGCTTCACGGCAATAACGTACATAGTGTTCATATCGTCACCTCATTTACTTTCTGCCGTCCAATACGTTGCAATCTTTTTGCGGACAACCAATTCATTTTCATCGTCATCATAGATAGAACGCAACTCTTTCAAAAGAGAACTGTATTCATCTTCAGTAGCAAGCCTACCTTTGATTGCATAAAAGTAATCCGCTTCATTATGTCCTTCATTCCGACAATAGCTTTCGATCCTGCCATACGAATGCGGAAGTGTAGGAAGAAACCCATCAATGTATCCGTCTATCTTTCTGAAAATAACCGGTATCTTTTTCTTCATTTTTTCATCACTCCTGCTCCATCGTTACGCAAATCAAAGGCTCATCAGGATATGCTTCTTTGTCAGAAAAACACACACCTTTTGATACTCCCCTGACCTGAAGTTCTTTCCAGTCTCCGAATTCAGTATTGGTATACATTCCAAAAACCAATTCGGTATTTTCGTCATAGCCAAACTCTTTCAACTTCTTAACAAACTCAGAAACAGTCATAAACAAACCTCCGATAAAAGCATGATTTTAATTATATTAGTTAACCAATTTGAGCTACATCTTCTATGGTATAATCACCGTAATTGCTACCAAAGAGAATCTTTGCGTTAGGATTAAGAGTAGATAAGACCTCGATTAACTCTTTAACTGTCATAGTCTTAGCGTTATGCTCAAAAACATCGAGTTGTGCATAATTATCATGATTAACTCCATTGATGTATACGAATTCCATACGATTGCTTCCTTTCCTTTTAGTATTTTTATGCTTTCGCATTGGTAGCGGTTATGTCTGCCCTAGTACCGCTAATCACCTAGCGTTTGCTGCTCACACTACCCAAACTTGACTTCTTATGTAGTCCTCAATATTTGCTGGATAACCATTGCGCTGGACATACTGACACAAGACACGCTGCACATCCTTGTTATCACCGTAATCCATAGCAATTGAAATATCTTCACCGTGAGTGCCTACGCCCAGACACTCATACTTTCTGACTTCAATATAGAAATCAAGTGCGCTGTAGTGTCTGCCGTCTTTACGGTCAAGAATAGAATCAATAATCATCATCCAACCCACCCTTCTTCAGAAGCCATATATCCCTCGTCAACAAGGAATTTATGGAAGTCGTCGCTCAAAAGCTGATTACCATAATAGTTAGTAAATACTCTTGCGACATCTTCACCAGACATTTCACAGAGAACGTCCCAAATCTTTTCTTGAGTATCAGTCATTTTCTTTTTCCCTCATAATATTGAAAAGCACAGTTATACATCATGTTTCCTGTAATTTGGTCAACAAACCTTGTACAGTGTAAATTCATCGTGTATCCGTTTTCGTCGCACCATTCTGAAATAATTTTTGTGGTCAACGGCGTAACAAAAACATATAAATCACTTTGCCAGTGATGAATTTCTGCTTTCGGATACCCAGCATCCAAAAGCCGTTCAAGTAATGTTTTACGCATTTTCTTCCATCTCCTTTACAGTCTCATCATCCCAATGCAGACCCCACTTCTCATAAAGAGGGATCCAGTGATCAGAATAAAAATCGTAGCCAGCCCCATCAATGCCAAAGATATAACCGTAATCTTCTTGCGTATAGATTCGGAATCCACAATCAGCCATCTTTTGACGCCACTGAGTCTCCTCAATACGCCATGTATCACACGGGTCATTAAACTGCCACATCGTTCCCCACATTGGAAGAAAGTCGTCACGAATTACATCAAAGCAGTTTTCGTGAAGATAAATCTTCGTGTTGGTATCCATATCAGGGACAATGACGTATTCCGGTTCATCATCTTCATGCCATTCAATACCAACGATTTCACCTTCTCCTCTGTAATCACTGTCCCACAGCGAAACACGGTCGCCCACAGTCGGCGGTGTGACTTCAACAACACCTTCGCCGTTTTCTTCGATGTCTACTTTATTCAGCTTTTCAATCACGCTCTGAGGAATCGCATTGAACTCCTGAACCCATGCGTAAGCTGCATCCTTCTTAGTTTTGTACATAGCCATAGTAGTTGGATATCCCTTTCTTTCGTATCCTGTATCATATAGCTATATGGTAAAAATATAAGTCCTCCAACGGACTGCCTTTCTTAGCTACATAATACAGGATACCGATAATTTTGTCAAGCACTAAAATGTAGATTTTATTAACGTCGCATTTTAGCGCGTTGATACGTTTCTTATTCATGACAATTTTGTGAATATACGGTCAAGCCATACCAAATAGCTCCATTCCGGCAATACCCATGTCTGCCGGATACAGGTTTACAACACGATTATCATAAAACTCTGCAATCAGGTTGTTATTGCAGATGTCTGCATAAGCATCATCCATGGACAAACCAGAAAAATCTTCTGCATTGTATTCATCATCGCCAGGGAACCCGTATAATGCTTCCTGATAGAATGCCCTCGTCATTCTTGTTTCATTACCATCAGGAGTAACGACAAACAGATTCGTCAAACCATTCTGACCAAAGACTGCAACACAGATACCGCCTGCATTGTTCTCATACACTTCAACAGTAGCACGCATTTTTTATTCTCCTTTTCTTATCAGTGACCCCAACGGCACACAAAAACACCGTTGATCCAGATAGAAACATTCGCACCCTGCCGAAACCATTCGACAGCTTCCCGATGAATGTTGGTGATAACACCGGTTTCATCGTTCATAAAATACTGACCTCTCCGCATAGTTAATTCTCCTTTACACTCTCAAGCATTCATCAAGATAGATTCGTTTGCCAAAACACTTGACATATGCTCTGCCAGACGGTGCATAGACGATCTTCAAGTGATGGTAACTATGATATTTCTCATCTTCACATAGCGCACCAGACATACCATAAAGGTAATCGTCAATGCCGTATTCGATATCGCCATGAATCTGAAAGCCGCCACAACGGCCATAGCTGCTATCATAAGCGGTTACAGGATGGCTCTTGCAATATTCTCTTGCGGTCATATCAAACTCTCCTTAAAACATATCTTTTATTCTGACGGCATTCCAAAGACTTCAACATAAGCCTTCTTGACTGCTGTTGTGATATGGGAATCATGTACGTTGTACTTATCGTACCACTCACAAATCGTACCAGAAGTGTACACATACCCGAGCAAATCCCATGCGATCCGGGTCAACAGATCATTATACTTATGCTCTGCAATGACGCTCTTGACATATTTCTGCCAAGCGTCTGCGTTAGTCGTTTTCACATACTGAAAGCGATTAACAATATCGGGGTAGACAGGATCGAGTTTCATCAGTTCAACCATCCTTTCCGTTCTGCCACACCCATAGCGACAGCACCAACAACGAAAAACCACATCATAGGCGCAATACATCCGGCCTGATAAGCCGAATAGCCAAAGAGCATCAAGAGACTTTTCATTTCAATCTTCCTTTCTTATTCCATCCAGCTTTTCGCCGTACTGACATAATCAACACCAGCGTCTGCCAGGGCTTCCTGATAGATTTTCACAAGCTCTGTGTCACCAAACGTTATGGCAACATCAAGAGCCGATTCAATAGCCAAAATTGCCATAATAAATCTCCTCTTTTATGTGATTTTCTGACGTGTTTTCATTTTGCATATTTTGCATATTATTTGCATATTTATGCAAAACAAGGCATAAAGAAAACGCCTTGCGATAAATTCACAAGACGTTCAGTGCTGCTATTCTGTTAGAGTTTGGTTAAGAGTCGGACTCTGCCAGGGAAACGATCAATTCACCATGAACGATTTTTTTCAAAAACTGAGAAACGTTATCGCATTCAAATTTTGCAAGAAAGTCGTTTTCAAGTGTTTCACCCTCTTGCAAAGTAAGAGTGCAAGTCTTTTTCCACTGATAAGAGGCGTTTTTTTTCTGCCGCTCACGCATTGCTGCAAGGATTTCTTCTTTGCTCATGTTATCATATTTGCTAGGTCTGCTCACAATCGCACCACCTTTGTTTTTCATTGATGGTACAATTATAGCATGGTTCTGCCGTTCTGACAAGGGATTCATAGCCATACTATCACCTTGCCTTTCGGCCAGATTTCAAGGGCATCTGAGGATTCAAAGGGCGCATATCACCACGGAATTTTCCTAACCCGCTGCCGTCCATGTACTCTGCCGTTCTATTCCGGCAACGTCTGACCGTCCCATTCATATCAATGGATTCACCATAGATACGTTTAGAAAGATCGTTGTATTCTGCCGTATAAAAGTTAGGCTTTGCCCGCATTGCTTTTGTGTGCTTGCTAGGTTTGTGCCCAGCTGAATCACGGTTTTTCTGTGCGGAGCGAATTTCTTGCCATTCCTTGCGCTCTGATTTACGCTTGTTTTTACGTTCTACAATGCGCATTTCTGCCCTTTGTTCTGCCTTATGATTCCAGTGTGTGAGCGTGATTTTTCCGTCATTTGCAAGGCTTTTCACGCTTTGAGAGATAGCAGATTCAAGCATAGCTGAATAGATATTTTTAACGATTCTGCCGTTTTGGTAGAACACAAAAGGCATTTTGTCGAAAGAATCCATTTTAGGCATTGAAACAAAGACAAAGTTATAATTCTCTGCTTTGATTGTTCCGTAAATGGAATTTGCCGTAACAGATACACCACGAAACACTACAGGTGTATTCTTTTGGTGCAAAGAAATTTTCATTGTGTTCACTTCCTTTTCTGAAAATAGGCACACTTTCTGTGCTGAATTATATCGGTTATTTGGTTAGAAAGCTCTTGCGCCACGTCAAGGCAAACCGATTTTGCAAGAGTAGGGCGGACTATTGCTCGCCCCAGAGTGCTATTAGGTTAGATGTAACTTACTTACTTTGCTTTCTTAAAAAAGGCAGACTTGCTCTGAAGATCGTATGCACGAGAACGCTTGCCGGTAGATTCATCAAAGGACAGTGCATAGCCGATAGTTACAATAATTTCATCAATCAGCGCGTTGTCGTTAAGCGTGGTAACAGTGCCCATTTTAGCCTTCGTGTATGCCGTTTTGATATAAGCCATATCACAAGAAAGTGCCTTTGCCGTCAAAGTTTCGGGCAGAATAGCGTTATAAATGGCCTGTAATTGTGCAAGGCGGGTTTCTTTGTTGTTCTTGTTGCTAGTAAAGCAATCAAGCTGTGCATTCTTGAGCGCGTCAAGCATTTTTTCGGAACGAATAGGCTTGTTTGCCGTCAAGTCGGTACAAAGGGATTCAGCCATAAAGCCATTAAACAGCATAACAAGTTTGCCGTAAAAGTCGGAATTGCAAAGCGTATCATACTTTTTGCCCGTGGTATCACGGTAAACTTTTTCCAGCTTTGCAAACTTGATACGCATAGCGGATTCAGTCAGTTCATATTTGCCGGTTTTGTCGTTCTTTTTACCGCTGAACTTATGGCCGGTATAAGTCGGGTTTACGCAATAGGTGCGGAACATTTCATCCCGTTCCATAGCAATCAAAACCTTACATTTATCGGTGCAAAGGGATTCATTTTCGGCCTTGTTGTTGTCCGAAATAGCCTTGATCAAATCAGCCGTTTCGTTGCCGTTTGCCGTTGCCATTTCGGCGGAATTGTTGAGCAATTCCAGCAATTCGCGTGCGCTGAAAAAATCGGTGGTTTTGTTCTGAATAGCGGTGCGGAATTCCGGCATAGTGATAACTTTACGCATAATAATCCTCTTTTCTAATTTTCTGAATTGTGTGTATATTCGATGGTTTTGCGTTTTAGCGCAAACCAAAACCCACAAACCAGACAAAACGCCTTGCTTATGGGCTTATGGTTCGCCCTAAATAGGGCAAAATATGTATACTTTTTGCTTTGCTTACTCTTTGTTTCTTGCACAAAAAGCCTAAAAAGCCGTTACTGTACAGCCCTTGCAAACTACACTTGACTTTGCTACAATAGATAATGGTATAAACCATAAAAGCAAAGTATAAACTTTGCAATGTGTAGCACATGGATATAAACCCATAAAAGTTAGTTTGTGATTTGTTCAAACTGTACTTTCTTTTTTGCTCTTCCTTGCCTAGTCATGTGCTGTATGGGTGTTGCCCTCTTTTCTGTGCAACGTGTTTGTGTGCATACAGTACAATCTAGTATCCGGTGTTTTGCGGATTGTTTGTCCTCTAATGCCGTATTGGACAAACGGCTTTTTAAGGTTTTTTCGGCTTGCATTGCCAAAACCAAAACAGTGATTGAACGGTTAAACCGTGTTTCCTGTTTTCCGTATCTTTCTAGCCTATACGGTAGGATAGCAAAGTGCGTTTTGTCGTGTGCGGAATGCACAATCAGCGTCCACTTGCAAGCGTTGCATTTTTTGAATCGGTGCTAGCTACACCACCGAATTTTTCCGACTGAATCAAACTTTCTAGGTGCTTTACCGTTCCGGTAGACTGCTGATTTATAACCACGATGGGCTTGTTGCACTTGCCTAGATTGAGCGAGAACATTTTAGCCGTTCCCACAAAGATTGATTCAGTTTTCAAAATACGGCGCAATCATTGCTAGGTTCCTTGATAGGTTCCTTGCTGGATTGTGGCTTAATTATAGCGGTTCCTTGCTAGGAAGTCTATGTATAAAAGTTGTAATTCATGCACAAAAGTTGCAAGAATTATAGATTTTTACAAAATAGCGATATATCGTTAAAAATTATATTTTAGCAAATCGTGGACGTTTTTGGCTGAAATAAGGATAAAATATAATATATAATTACCTTATAAGGGAAAAACGGACTTATTGATTGAAAAGAAACAAGAAATAATTAAAAGTTGACTAAAAATCAACCATTCGGTAATTCGAACATTTCAAGAGTTTTAGTTAGATGTTTTTAGATAATTAAAAGTGCTTAAAATTCTTTAACTATTATCTACATCTTCAGATACCGCCAAAACTTGCCTTGTCCGTTCCCTTGCCCTTGCCTGTTGAGTGCTGGTTTTTAAGCATTTCCGACACTGGAAAGAATGGGGCATACTTTCCATTTTTTGGACGTTCCAGGCAGCAGGCCGAGCCACCAGTACATCTTTCTCATTCATAATTACCAATTATCAATCCTATTTTCTCTATTTCCCTATACATATTGCACAATAATTCCCACAATAAATTCCTAATAACCACAACCTTCTCAACCTCTCTATATCACTCTTATTTCTCATCCCGGCACTCAATCCCATTTCCATCCCCGGGTACACTTTCCCCTGACGAAAACACTCCAAAATACACCCCTATACCCTCTCCTGCGCACACCCACCAATTCATCAATTTCTCTCTAAAATACCCTAAAAATGGCTTAAAATCGCTAATTTTCAATCGGTAAACCATTCGGTAACTAGCTAGAATTTAACGTATTTGCGTTATATTTTTGCTAGTTTTCTTTTTATTTGTACCTTTTTACCCATATTTTGTTCCTTTTTGACCAAATAAAAGCCGAAAAACCTAGGTTTCATGCGGGTTTTCCCGATGTGTACCATAAATGTACCGAAAATGACCATTCTTCGGAGCATAAAGTATCTATTTGTACCCATCTGTACTCCCCTATTGCCATAGATGGACTGATCTAGCATCTGAGCAGCACTCTCAGAGACTCTAAAGACCTACAAGGAGCATGATTGTAGCCTCTGGCAGCTTATACTGAACACACAAGGTATCTGGATGTCCTTCATAGAGAACAATACTCCCAGAAACATACCTTATTATAATAGGCGCTAGAAATATTCGTATCCTGTATTATGTAGCTATTGAATTTTTGGCAATCTCATGGTATAATGAGTGTAGATAGCTATATAATACAGGATACTGCAAGGAGATGGTGTTAGGATGTTTGCGATGGATATTTATAGTAGTCCTCCCGGACAGGGCGTAGAGAGGGATCTCGCGTCTACGGACGCTCGTAGGTTTACTCAAATTGAATCTATGTCGCTTACGCGCCATAGCTTCAAGTCGAGTAAACCATTAAAAGATATTTTGTGAGAGGAGTAGTTGTACTTTCATTTCTGCTTATTTGTTTCCTATTAGAACCTTACAGAATTTAATGTACAACTAAATATTAACAAATTATGAATTTTGAATATCAAAACTGATATTACAAATTCTATATATACGATTTGATATTCAAAAACTTTAGGAGGTACTGCTACATGGCAAAAACTTACGATGTTACACCAGATATGCTTACAAAGTTGTCAGATGGTCAAATTTTTAAGAACTTTTCTGAGCTTGCAAGGTATTTGGACGTACTTGATAGTCATGGAAAGCCAATCACTGGAGATAGTCGTCCTGCTTTCTTGGAAGAGCTGGACAGATTCGTAGTTCTAAAGAAGGTTGGTAGGCAAATCATTATAAAAAGTATACGGCCAGAGGATGAGATACTTCCGGCAAAGCCAGTAGGCGGCAATAGAAAGTTTATTGACCTTATTCAGAAATTGCTTGTCTACCACTTCAACGCCCTTTGTCAGTCGCAACCATGTGACGGCATTAAGCTGCTATGGGAGAAGAAAGACATCTGGGAGACATGTGGAATGGTTGGTCGTGATTACAGATGGTGGGGAAGGAATGCTGAGACAGAGGATGACGAGGCTGTTGCTGAGGCGTTCCGAAAAATGGTCGGAAGTGTCAAACTGAAAACTTGGCTAGATAGTGCCCTGCATGGTTTAAAGGTAAATGATGCGTTGGATTACGAAGAGACAAGGGCATTCGTCAATTATGTCGATGGCCGTGCTGTCATAACTTCTTTGACCGACAAACAGAATTTAACCTACATGCGATTGAAGGCCGAGGTACTAAAAGATTACACGTTGTCTGATGGTAGGACTCCAGCAACAGAACGAGACTTATGGCAAACTGGTCGGATGAGAGATTTTTATCGCAAGCTAAACCCAAAGCTTAGAGAGGAATTTGAAAAAGGGCAAACGTATAGTACCATTCAAAAGGTTTATAGAATTGTTGTTGAGCCAAAAACCATGAACCTATTTGCTCGCAGGTTTGGAAAGATTGACCCAGCAGATGTAGAACTTGCTGTACAGATGATGGCAAAGCTAAATACGATTGTCTGTGATGGCTTGTTGTCATCAATGATATTTAATAAGGAAGTTATCGTAGCGACAAGAGTTCAGGAGCATGAAGATGTTGAACGGCGACTAGAAGATCAAAAGTCGTGGGGTAGTAATAATAAAATCGAAAGAAAAATCCGAAAGGAATTTGAATATAAAAAAGTCAAGTTGACTAACCAGCAGGTGGCAGATATGGTTGACAACACAATTCGTCAGTCTACCGACCAGCTACTGGTTACCTTGAACCAAAAAGATCATGGATGCAAGATTATTGAAAAATTGTATATCGACAATTTTTTGGCTGGCAGCGGTTTGACTGAAGAACAATATGCGCAAATTATGCAGGATGCGGATAAAGAATCTGCGGATGCAGAACTTATGGCTCGACTTGTGGCTGAGGCGAATGCGAGGATGGCAGCTCGTGATAACGTAAATGTAGAATGCGTTATGAATTTTGAAGCAGATATTGTCGATAAGGTGCTGGCAGACAAGATGGCAGAAAATAGTAATAAGAAAGTTGGGCGCAATGTGCTGGATTGTGGTCTTAATATTGATGATTTAATTGGTGAGATTTGAAAGAAGGTTGAGTGCAATGAATTTTGATAACCCCTATTGGATTGATTTAAAGGTAACCTACGAATTCTATCAAGCGGCTGGACGCTTGCCGGAGTTTCATAAGAAGCATGTCTGCACAAAATGCCGGTACGAGATTCCGTGTTTTACGACTTGTGATGAGGTGCGATGCAAATGCCGAGAATTTAAGCCTAAGACTGTGCGGAAGACTGATAAGTATTTACATATCAATGATTTCATGAACGATGTGGCCGCATTTGAGGCCAGCCGTGCAAAAGAATAAAAAAATAAGAGTTTTAGGTACTCTTAAATATATTTACATAAACGGGAGAGAAGTTCGATGGAAAAGTTTATTAACGCGACACACTTGATTCAGACATTGGAAGATACAAAGCCATTGATTGATAACAGTCCTGTTTCTGCTTTCCAGAAAACTGTATGTAAGATGACTTTGAATGGGGCAATTCAATACATGCAAGAAGAGATTGCCGCAGGCGGCGAGTTTCATCGAGTAATCCACGCTTATTGGATTGAGCATTTTGAAGATTTTGGAGAAAGCTTCTTTGTAGAATGCTCGGCTTGTCATTCTAGCAAAAATATTGATAAATCAAAGTTTTGTCCTGACTGTGGAGCTATTATGGACGAGGAGGTTAAGTAATGCGTACTTACGAGGATGTTGATGCAGAAATTAAGTATTTAATTCGGGATATGAATTATGCCAGCCTGACTCGCCGGGAGTACGAGGCTGCTGACGATATGCTGGATGAACTCTATCAGGAGCGCGAACGACTTTGGCTCAAGGCTATGGAAGATGGCGAGAACTGCTATCTGTAAAAGCCTAATTTTATATTTTTCTTCATAGCTATGAAATACAGGATACGTTTTAGAAGAATACGGAGGTGACTGCCGAATGGCAAAGCAGCAAACTTGCCAGAAGTTTGTTTTTAAGATCCATACGAAGCGTCTAGTTGAAGCAAAATGGGATTTAACACTACCATTGGATGAAGCCAGACGAAACCACGAGATCATCTCGCTGGCTAATAGCACTATTCTACGATGGATTGATGAGTTGAATGGTGTTACGGATGCAGAGGCTAAGGCACGGAGTATCAAGCGTAGAATCAAGATGCTGCGGAATGAACCTTCTTGCTTAGAGAATCGCCGGGAGATTCGGAGGCTGTATACCGAATTGGATGCAGTTCAGTTCAAGCCGGATTATATGTGTCTGGTGGTTGATAAGAAGAACGACTACCGCCGGGCGTGTTCTCCAAAGGGGTTTAAAATCAATGGAATCACGTATCGCCGTCTGGTTGGAACCACTGGTGGCGTTAAGAATAGTACGATTGTGTTTGTGAGCGACCGTCTTGTTGACGAGATCCGCAAGCGAATCGATAATGGCCGTAACAAGGGAATTGAGTTTATTCCGGCAAAGCTAGAAGCTTATAGAGCACTTGCCTGTTCCGCTTCCATTCCAGTCACTGACCCTGATGGTGTGCTTGTTATAAATGATTGCTTCACGCACTTTAAAGATCATGTAATCGTTCTGGACGACGGAGCCTCCGGCGAGCCTACGATGGTAGAGGACATGGAGCATGATTGTGAACTGTGCGCCAGCGATGGCTTTGGTCTTATTAGCTATGACCTTGCTCAACAGTGGAGTGAAGATTTGAAACTCCCTGCTACCGCATCTGGCTTCTGTGTACGGAATGCTTTTTGTAAAGGTATGCTGTTCCCTTTCCCTTTCCGTGAGTTTGCCAAGAAGGTTGCCAAAAAGAACATGATTAAGGATTCTTGGGGAAACTACAAGGACATCAATCGTGTTCAGGTAATTCTTACGACATCCATGTTGAAGCTCTGGGATAGTTACCACAGCTGTGAGGACTACTTCGAGAATTGCCGAGAGAATCATTATCACTTCTCTGTAACAAAGACTTGTGAGTTAGAGCTTGATGAAGAGCGTAACCTGAATTATCAGTTTATCCAAAGCTATCAGCTTACGAATGATGAGATTCGGGAACTCGTGAAGCCAACTTTGGATGAAATCAAGGGTGTCATGGGCGGTGACTGGCGTGATGCGTTGCTGTATTTGCGTGGCAGTGGAATGCGCGATGACCCGAATTACATAAACAGTCTGGAAAACGATTATATTAAGGCTCTTATGATTGAGCCGGAAATGATTGATGACCCTTATGTTCAAAATCGGATTCGGTATTTCATTAAGAAACGGATTTCCCAAGCAAAAACGGGTGTTGTAAAGGTACGAGGGAATTTCCAAGTTGCAAGTGGAGACCCTTATGCGCTTTGCCAATCCATCTTTGGAATGGAAATCACTGGATTGTTAAAAGCTGGTGAGATTTACAGCCGGTTCTGGAATGATAGAGATGTTAAGAGAGTTGCTTGTTTCAGAGCACCGATGTCATGTCATAACAATATTGTTCTTCGGAATCTAAACTCTAATGATGATTGTAAAAACTGGTATCGTTATATGAAGACGGTAACAATTCTTAGTGCATGGGACAATACCTGTGCTGCTTTGAATGGCGCAGATTTTGATGGCGATCTTATTTTTAGCACAGATAATGATGTGCTTATCAAGAATAAAAGAGAGACACCGACTCTTTTGTGTGTTCAGAAAAAAGGAGAAAAGAAGATTCCTACTGAGGATGATTTAGCAGAATCGAATGCTGCTGGATTTGGCAATGACGTTGGTTCGACAACGAACCACATTACCTCAATGGGTGATGTTCAAAGCCAGTTTGAGCCGGGAAGCCGAGAGTATGAAGAACTGGATTATCGTATCATGTGTGGTCAGCTATATCAGCAGAATGTTTTGGACGCTGTGAAAGGGGTCAAATGCAAGCCAATGCCACGGTATTGGTACGATTTAAAAGCTTGTACTGTTAAAGACGATGATAATCCTGACACCATTGAGGATAAGAAGCTTTGGAGTAGTATTTGCGCATGGCGTAAGCCATACTTTATGAGCTACATCTACCCTGCTCAGATGCGTGATTACAAGCAGTATGTAGCCGCAGCTCGCAAGCGCATCAAGTGGGATGGGTTTGCTGGTCTGGATGAGATTATGCAAAAGACCGTCAAGGACGATGTGGATGAAATGGTTATCCAGTATTACCTCTATCGGATGCCGGTCGGAATCAATTCTTGTACCATGAACCGCCTGTGCTGGACTGTAGAGGACGAGTTGGAAGATTTTGAAGAAGAACTCAAGATAAGGCGCAAGTTTGATTACGACTCGCTCAAGTCTGGTGTGGAGTATACCAACTCTCAGTATTATGGCATCCGCTCTATCTTTAAGGACTACTTGAGATTTGCTCGTGGCAACGCAATCCATTCTGGCAACGGAAACAATAATAAAGAAACCGGCGCAGACCGCAAGGAGCGCATTGCGCTGTATCAGGAAAGTATGTTCCGCAATCTTCATGATAAGTGTTCTAACGACGATGCGCTTTGCGATATTATGCTTGATCTTTGTAAGAAGAATGCATCAAGTATTGCAATTGTTTGGGAGTTATTTCACGATACTTTGATTAAACGCTTATTGGAACGACATAATGGTATGGTGCATTCTCTTGTGCAGGATGAGAATGGCGATATTGAATATGACGGCAAGCGTTTCAAGGATGTTTTGGTTGACATGAATAGCAAGGAGGATGCGGATGATTGTATTGAATGAAGTTCTTTATGCTGAAGAGTGGCTAGAGAAGGATGTGCCTTGGAAGAAAGCGGGGCATGTTTTGCATTATGTTGCGAAGTATTATTTCTATAAGGGATACTCAAAGGATGACGTAAGAGAAAAGATCAACGAGTATATGTTACGTCATTTTGAAGGGTACAACAAGGTTCTGGATAGAGAACTGATTGATAAGGCGATTGCTTCTGCCAAGGGTCGTCCCATGATGGAGCTTGATGGTGTGTGCATTACAAAAGCAGAGGTTGAGAAGATTCAAGCACTCGAAAGCAAGCAGATGCAGCGCCTGATGTTCACGATGCTGTGTTTGGCAAAATACCATATTGCCGTTAATGAAAAATGCAACTACTGGATTACGGAAGATACGGCTGATATTTTTAGGATGGCAAACATATCCGTGAATGAGAAAAAACAGAACGAGATGATTTGCGAGTTACATAATCTTGGCTTTATTGGGTTTGCCAGCCTGAAAAAGATTGACAACTTAAATATCCATGTTTTGATTGCGGAGCCGGATTCTCCTCATGAGATTTTCGTGGACGATTTTGAGAATGCTGGCATTCTATGGAGTCAGTATTGTGGGAAAGAATACGTCAAGTGTGATTGTTGTGGAAAGATGGTTGCTCGCACTGGACGCAGACAAAAATACTGTCGTAAGTGCGCTAAAAACGTAAATATTGAGAAAACCGCGCAAAATAGAAAAATGTTTGATTTATGAAATGTGAAAAAGTGCAGTATTTTAACGCAGATACGTTATAATTTTACATATATAGAGTAAAACACAGTGCGGAAAGTTATGGCAGGGAGAGAGCGAGGACGCTTGTTTTCTTCCTACCTATTTTATTTTGAAAGGGTGTTTTACCTAATGATTGAAATTACTAAGTCCGAAGCGAAGGCTGTGCGAAAGGTCTTCCCTCATGCTTGCATTGCAAAGACCCGTCACAAACGGTATCTGGAAGAGTCTGCTCGATATCTTGAGCTGCTTCCTTTTAATATTGCCGCTGTTGAGATGCTGAAGCAGATGCAGCGTAACGCACGTTACTAATCTTTGAAAGAACGAGGTATAGACTATTGGACTTTGAAATTCAACTGCCAGAAGGGATCACCAACCTGATGAATGGTGGCGGTCTCCCCTCTCCTGAGATGATGAACTTCTATGTCGATGAGAAGGATCGCATCTTCTTTATTGATTTTGAGATTGACCAGTCTCTGATTGAAATTGAGCGCAAGATTCTGCAGTACAACCGTATTGATAAGGATACTCCTGTTGAGCAGCGCAAGCCTATTAAGCTGTTTATTTATAGCTACGGCGGCGAGCTGGATGCTATGTTTAGCTTTATTGATGTTGTTGCGCTGAGTAAGACTCCTGTTTGGACGATTAACGCAGGTATTGCAATGAGCGCCGCTCTTGTGATGCTGTTGTCTGGTCAGAAGCGTTTTGCTTTACCTCACTCTACCGCGCTGATTCACAGTGGCTCTGGCGGTGCGCAGGGTACTTTTGAACAGTCTAAGATGGCCATGGACTACTACGAGAAGCAGGTTGTGAAGATGCGTGAGTATATTATGGCTCACTCTACTATTGATAAGAAGACCATGACCAAGAATAAGGCTAAGGATTGGTATCTGGATGCTAACGAGCAGGTCAACTTTGGTATTGTAGATAAGATTTGCGATGATGTGGATGAGTTCAATTAAGGGAGAGTTGTAATATATGGCTAAGAAGCGTGTTTCTTATGATACCCCTGTGGAGAAGATTACCGACCCTGACCAGTATGGTTTTTATGGAATCTCATTAGACGAAGAACAGCGGGTATTTCGAGATGCTATCTGGAATCCAGATATTGACGTAGTGTTTGTGGACGCACGTGCCGGATCAGGAAAAACACTGATTGCTACAGCAACCGCAAACTTACTTGTTCAGGCTGGTTATTTTGATAAGCTGATTTATATTGTTTCTAGTTACGGTGAAAAGCGTCAGGGATATCTTCCGGGTGATCTGACACAGAAATCGGAAGTATATTTTGAACCTTTTTATCAGGCTTTGATTAAGTGTGGTGTTGACCCTAATAAGGTCATCAATGATGAAACGATGGTAAATCAGAAGAATGGAACCGGTTATATTACTTGCCTGACCCATACTTTCCTTCGTGGTACAAATTTGAATAATAGCGTAGTAATTTTGGATGAGTGTCAAAACTATGATTTTGAAAGCCTGAAGAAGACTATTACTCGCTGTGACCAAAGCGAAGGTCCGTGTAAGTTGATTGTTATCGGTCATGATAAGCAGTGCGATCTCGACAATCCAGATGATAGTGGTTTTGTTGATTATCTTCAGCATTTTAAAAATCATGACAGAGTTGCAATTTGTCAATTGACACATAACCATCGTGGATGGATTAGTGAATGGGCAGATATGTTGGAGAAAACGAATCATGTTTAAAACGAAAGATTGGTCAACATACATCGGAAACAGATATAATCATTGGACGGTAATTGGAGTCGGAGAACGTCACGGAAAACGTCAATATCTTACATGTAAGTGTGATTGTGGAACTATAAGAGATGTAAAATCTACTTCTTTAACTTGTGGCGAGTCACTTTCGTGTGGATGTGCTTTGGTACACCACAAGAAATATACAAAAGAAAACATGATCGGTCGTAGATTTGAGCGTCTTGTTGTTATTGACGAGGGAGAAGCCCCTAATAAATGGGTTTGTAGATGTGATTGTGGAAAAATCATTACAACTTCTGGAAATGGTTTGCGTACAGGAAATACGAAGTCCTGTGGTTGTTACAATAAAGACAAAATAAGAGCAACATGGGAAAGCAAAAGAATTGATCTAACTGGTCAAAAGTTTGGTATGCTTACCGCCATGTATTGTACAGGCGAAAAATTTCGCTCAAGCTATAAATGGCATTGTAAATGTGATTGTGGAAATGAAGTTGATGTACCGAGCTGTTATTTGCGTCAACGGCAAACTTTAAGTTGTGGGCATAATCACGGGTCTGTTGGTGAGTTAAAAATAAAAGAATTGTTAGATTCACTTGGAGTTAAGTATACCCGTGAAAAGTCGTTTGATGATTGTGTAAATTCGAAAACTGGAAAACATTATAGATTTGACTTTTACGTTGATAATCGATATTTAATTGAGTTTGACGGACAACAGCATTTTTATAAAGGGTGGAGTTTCTCAAATTCATTAGAGGAACGCCAGCGGATGGACATTGAGAAGGATGTTTGGTGCGATAAACGAAATATTCCGTTGATTCGAATTCCATACAATAAAGTTGATTCTCTTGACGTAAAAGAGCTTGTACCAGAAACATCAGAATATTTAATTCATGGATGGATCTCTGGATTTGCATACTTACTTCCAGTTTGATTTATTATTTTGATTTATAAGGGAGAATAAAATTATGGTTGCTAAGAAGAGTGTTGTTTTTAAGAACGCTATTATTGATACTGCAGAGGGCACTATCACAGAGATTACCAAAGACGGTGAGAATGTCTTCAATCTGAAGGAAGCTCTGGCAAAGTGGGATGGTATTGAGGGTGTCACCATCAATATTTCTACTTCTGATGAGCTGCTGGGCGATCCGGCTTGATGCCAATGGGTTGCTATAATAAACGGCCAGAAGAAACGAGTGATGACTTCTTTGTAAGAATCGGGAATGCTGTTCTGGCTAGAGAATTGACTTGGGATGGCGCGTCCAAGGTGCTTAATGATGAATTGGGCAAGAATTTTGGTGAGTGCGCATATCGCAAGCGTTTTAAGGCATTCCGTGCGGGTATGCAGTATCAGGAATCCTTATCTAATAGAGATGTTGGAACCTGCATTCTGTCTATTTCCGACCTACATATTCCATTTCAGAAACCAATTGAGACTTTTGGTGAGTACGCTGGCAAGATTGATATCCTTCAGGTAAACGGAGATCTGGTAGACGCGCAGGCCATTTCTCGTTTCAATAAGGTGTATCGTAAGAGTCCAATGGAGGAAATTCTGATTGCACGTCAGTATATGATTGACCTGATTGAGATGCTTCAGCCTAAGAAGGTTGTTGTCAATTATGGTAATCATGACTTACGTTTCCAGAATTATCTTGCTAAGAATCTGGACACCGACTTGCTTGAATTGATGCCAAAGACATCTTTGGAGCTTATTTTTGTTGATGGTTTTAACCATTACAATAAGGAGCTTCATACAAAGGTTCATTACGACCCTCTGATTGATGTTTTTAAGGACAGTGGTATCGAGATCGTTTATAACGATACTTGGTTTAGTTTTGTTGGCGAAACAATTTTTGTGCATCCACTTGCTTACTCTAGCGGTATGTTGAAAACGGCAGAAAAGGCATATCGGTATTTCAAGGATAATGATTATTTCTTCGATACCATCGTGATGGCACACACGCACAAGACTGGTCATTATGATATCGGTAACTCTGTAATTTATGAGCAGGGCTGTTGTTGTGAAACGTCAAAAATGGATTACGCAGATGGAAAATTAACACCATCTCAGCGAGAAGGATTTATTCTGGTTTATCAGGATAAATTCGGAAGACTGAATGAAGATAAGACGCACATTGTACGTCTAAATTAAAAAGCGGTGAGCCCCTACCGATTTAAATGGGGAATTAAAAAAGAAGTACGACCGTAAAGGTCTGCTTGGGACATCATTTGTTGTCTCCTTTTCTATGGGCTGGGGCGATTGCTCCAGCTTATTGTGCCAGTGTAGTTCAGTTGGTAGAACGCGGGTTTTGTAATCCCGATGCCTTTATGGATTTCGCATGTTCAAGTCATGTCACTGGCTCCATGCCACTTTAATTCAGTAGATAGAATAATGTGTTCGTACCACATATGTCGTAGGTTTGATTCCTACAGGTGGCTCCAAGCTGTGCGGTCAATAGTTGCTACCGCCTAGACCAACTCAATCTACGGATGGTTGGATGCAAAGTAGTTCTGTAGAACGAAATGATAAGCTATTCGTATTTCGCTACGTTAATGCGAAGCTTTAAAAGTCTAAAACAAGCGTTTTATGGAGTGAATGTCTGTACCTCACTCACTAACTGGTACTCTGCCGGGTACTGCGCCCGCACCGGGGAGATAAGGTGAACGTTTGTTTCCAGAATGATTTGCGATATGTGCAGTACCGTAGGTTTCATTCCATCTGGCTAGAGATGTAAAACCTGTCCTACTGGTCGTAGACTCGACCTAAAAATAGCTACAAGCGTTTTATCAACACGAGAACAATTCAATTTAGCTCGGATGGTTTGATGGATGCTTGTTTTCATATGGCGGCTATAGCTCAGTGTGGCGAGAGCATCTGGCAGCTAACCAGAAGGGAGCTTCCGTTCGATTCGGAAGGGCGGCCACCAAAGACTGTATTGCTATTCCCTGTTCCTTATTATATAAGGTAGCAATGCACGAAAACAGGGTTTACATGCAGGTGTCGCATAGTCCAGTTGATTGCACCGATCTTGAAAATCGGCATTCCCAAAAGGAATCGTGAGAGCGAAGCTTACCACCTGCGCCAATTTCTTGACAACAAAAACAGCCCAGCGGCCACAACCACTGAGCTGTCAAGATTACCCGATGATGTGATTCATCTGCAGAACCATCAGTACGAGCCCGACGATACTGCAAATGTCACCAGCGACATCAAGAAAATCTTTCGCCTAACGCTTCATCTAAGCACCTCCAGTCCGCTCGAGACGCGAGAATAATGTCCGTCATTGAGGAACTGGTGTGTCTAGTGAGAGTTAAGTTGGCAAAAGTGTATCACGTTGTTATGTAATTGTCAAGATGAGATCCTGAGCATGATTAAAAAAGGCTTATTATTGTGAGCTTGTAATGCGAAGAGGTTGAACGTAGCGGATGGTAGCAAACATCTGCACGAAGCGAGATTGCTTATTCGTGGATACAGCGCAGGTTCGAATCCTGTCAAGCTCGAAGAAAATGGCTATATGAGCGCGACATATAGCAAGTCCGAAGTCTGGGTTTTAGAAACATGATGTACACATGTCTTTCTACTTCTTGAGACACTTAGGCACCATATGACGCAGCGTTGCCCAGTCAGGTCTACGGCACCGGCCTCATAAGCCGTGTATTCGTTGGTTCAAATCCAACCGCTGCACCCACTTGTATGCTGGTATATTTATGCGCCCGTAGCTTAATTGGTAAAGCAGTGGTCTCTAAAACCATTTATTCTCTGTCCGAATCGGAGTGGGCGTGCCAGCATTCTCCCCTTTCGCAAGCCTGAGTTATGGCTTTACTACTCCCTCCATAACTCAGGTTTTTGATTGACTATTATGCTACTTCGGTGGCATGGCGCGGTACGTCATTGACGTAGCAAACCAATATAGATGATAAAGACTCCGCCACGCCTCTCAACGATGCGTATCATGGTGGAGTCGCCTGATTAACAGACCCATGATGGTAAGCAGCTCAATGATTCGAGTGTAGCTGATTCATAGGTCTTATTTATATGGGCTCAACCCACTAAGCCTCTCAACGATGCGTATCATGGTGGGTCTTTTTTTGAATGAAACACCCTTGGCCTCTGCTATGCAAGCGCAATAGAGGGTGTCCTTTGTCGCCGCAGAACGTGCGCACGTTCTGCGGTTTTTATTTTGATTTTGAATGGAGGTGTTTGTTTGCCTAGAAAGAAAAAGGTTGTTGAAGATGGCGTTATTCTTGAGGGAACCGAAAACAAAAAGACATTCAAATGCCTGCGTTGTGGTAAAGAATATGATGTCGCTATGGGGCATTTTTACCGAATAACATATTCTCCATTGTTCAAGGCAAATGACGGATATGCTCCCATCTGTAAAGAATGCGTTAATGAAATGTTTGATGATTTTTCAAGACGCTTTGGAAGCGATAGAACTGCTTGTATGCTAATGTGTCATGTTCTGGACGTTCCTTTTTATAATAGTCTTTATGATTCCGTTGTGAGCAATTCTGGAACATGTAGGCCAGGAACTTATAACCGTCTCGTGGTGAACATGAAGAACTTCCAGTTCCAGACGTTTACCAACACTCTTGTGAACGGTGAACTCAATAAAAACGCTCTCGATTTACAGGAAGAGAAGGAACAGAAGTGGTCGAAGGCAGAGATTCAAGCAAAGGATGACTGTATTTCTGTTATTGGGTATGACCCGTTTGATGGTTATAACGAGGGCGACCGCCGCTATTTGTTTAGTGAACTCATCAAGTATTTTGAGGATGGTATTGAAGACGACCCGTTCAAACTATCCCAGATTGTTCAGGTCGTGAACAATAATAATCAGATTCGACAAATCGACTTGCAGATTGCCCGCTTAAACCCGATGAACTCGGCTGAGGCAATCAAGAGTCTAAATGACATTAAGGTCAAGCTAGTTTCAAACAATGATAAAATTGCCAAGGAAAACGAAATCTCTGTCAAGAACCGTTCTAATAAGGATGCCGGACGTAATACTCTCACCTTCTTGATGAAAGATATGCGAGAGAAAAATATTGCAGGGGCAGAAGCAAACTTCTATGACCAGTTGCGTTCTCCTGGCACTCAATGGGCGGCAGATATGAGTCTTAAAGCAATCAAGGAAAATGCGTTCTTTGATGAGAATGACCAGCAAGAAATTTTTGATACCCAGCGAGAGTTGATTGATAAATATCAAAAAGATAGTGACGATGCGAAGGAAAAATATCGTTTGTCTCTGATTGAAAATCAGCGGCTCAAGGAGCTGTTAGAAGATGCCGGTATTGACGCAAGCGTAAAAGATACGGATGGTGATGCCGTATGAGAATGAAGCAAAGAGCGCCCATTATTACAGCTGTAAAACGTAAGATTTATGAGTGTGATGCGGCAACAATTGCATTCTATCGGCGCAATCCTGTTATTGCGGCCAGAGATTTGTTGGGCATTCAACTATTTGACGCTCAGGCATATATGCTTGAACAAAGTTGGAATGCAAGCCACGTTCTTTAGGCGTGTAGCCGAAACTTCGGAAAGTCATTCGTTGGTTCTGTTTTCATTCTACTAAAGGCTATCCTATATGAGAATCAAGCTATTTACATCGTAAGTAGCGTTGGTGATCAGAGTAAGGAAACTTTTAATAAAATCGAAGAAATTGTCACTCGTGTTGGTAAAACAGCTGCGTCTATCCGTAGTCTGCAAGATATTGCAGAGAAAGAAACAAAAAAGTCTGCAACCAATAAGAGTGGCTTTAGTCATAATCCCGCCGGGTATGTTGTTGAGTTTTACAACGGTAGTTCCATTAACACGCTAAACTCCAACCCGGATTCCAATAGAAGTAAATTTTTTAATTACGTATTATTGTTCTAAATAAATCATTGATGAACGGGACAATAATCAAAGAGGTATTTTATGAAAAGATGGACAAAAGAAGAAGAGCTATATTTAAGAGACAACTATTATATTTTGTCTCCGCAAGAAATAGCAAATCATCTTGAACGCACAAGAAAAAGTGTTATATTTAAAGCTCACGAAATGGGCATAAGTAAAGACGAGAGATGGTCAGAAGAAGAAATTCAAAAATTAAAAGAAAACTATTCAACACATTCTTTTAAAGAACTTATGGAGATTCTTCCTGGACGAAATCGAAATGCGATACAGCTCAAGGCAAGTAAGCTTGGAATCACGGAAAGAAAAAATGTGTTTGATTTTAGATTTTTTGAAAATATTGACACCGAAGAAAAAGCTTATTGGCTTGGATTTTTCTATGCAGATGGTTTCGTTTTAGATAGTTCAAATTCTCATTCAAGGAATTATGAAGCTGGAATAAAACTTTATAAAGGAGATTACAAGCATTTAAAGAAGTTCAATAAATCCATTAACGGAAATCTTCAAGTAACGTTTGAAACCAGAACCTGTTCTTTTAATGGAAAGCCACAAGAATCGTGTAATATCCGATGCTACTCAAAAGAAATGGTTCATGATTTAGAGTCGCATGGATGTGTACAAAATAAAACATTCATTATCGAAGTCCCTGATATTGATGCTAATTTAATGCATCATTTTATCAGGGGCTTTTTTGATGGAGATGGTTGTATTTGTACGGATAGTGCTATTCGGAAAACCGTCGCAATCAATTTTTGTTCGGCAAGCCTAAAAATGCTTGAGCAAATGAGAACAATTCTATATAAAGAAGGAATTTCTTCATATATCACGGACGAAAAAGGTAGAAATACATACAGGCTATACATTCGTGGTATGCAGAATGCAGATAAAATGTGGAACTATATGTTTAGCGACGCAACTATTTATCTTGACAGAAAAGTAGAAAAGAAAAAACGCCTATACGAAGAATATGATTTAGCACAACGTTTGCTTCGCCGGTCAGAAATGGCCGGTTAATTTAAAAAGCGAGGAAGAAATCTGGAAGGCTGAGAAGCTAATCAGAGTGGAAGGCTATGCTTAAAAACATAGTCACACGCAGAGCATAGAGAGTGAACCTGTATCAGAATATAATCTCTCCACGAGTCCTCGCCCCTTAACAGGTAAAACTGAAGGTGAAAAGATATGCCGACCTTACGAAAATAATAATCGTAAGAAGTTTGGGATAAAAAGCCCAAACGATAACATATGAGACGTGCTACACTTGTGTTTTTTGACGAGGCTGCGTTTTGCTCTGACGAACTGATTGTTGTCTGTGAAGCTTTTGCCACTCAGAATACTGACTTTGTGACTGATACGGATGATTCTTATAACCCTGAAACTCAGCCTCGCAAGGTTCCTACACAACTTGTGTATGCTTCGAGTCAGGATACGATGGATAAACTATTCTATCGTTATTATAAAAACTTTGCAAAGCGTATGATTGCCGGTGACCGTGATTATTTTGTTTGCGACATGATTTGCGATGTTGCAATTCAGGTCTATATGAATGGTAAACCATACAAGGCTTTGTTGACAAGAGACAAAGTGGAAGCCGCTCTAAAGTCAAATAAAATGAAGGCGTTGCGTGAATATTATAATCGCCCAAGCCGTGATGGTGGCGTAAACCAGATTATCAAATGGGGTACAGTTCGTCGCAATGAGCGAAAGTATATCCCACAGCTTTATTGGGATAAGAACTATCAGTATATTCTTGCGTTTGATCCTGCCCGCACAATGGATAATTCTATTGTTGGTGTTATGCGTATTTATAACGATCCAGAAAACGGCATGTGTGGAGATATTATCAACTGCGTGAACATGGTTGATATTGCAAATGAGAAAAAATTCAAGCTCGATTCTAATCGTCAGCTTGAGCAGTTACATGAGTTGATTCTACATTACAATGGTCAAAATCCTGATTACGAGTACATTGATAGATTGATGATTGACCAAGGCGCTGGCGGCGGTGGTACTTCCACATATGCGGACGGTTTGCTTAATAATTGGACCGACAAAACAGGTGCGGAACATCGTGGTTTTATCGACGCAAATCATGAATTATATGAAGGATATGATGCCCGTTACCCAGATGCTGTTGACAAGCTACGTCTAATTAGTCCACGTAAATTCCGTACTGCCATGGTTGAGGAATTTATTGAGTTGATGAATCTTGGCGTCATTCACTTTCCTCTTGAATACAACGGAGGAGATTACGTTCAGGTAGTAGATGGTGTTGACAAATCAACTGGTCAAGAAATTTTAAGGACGCATGAACTCTCCTTAGAGGAACAGACTGCGTGGGTTAATATCGACTTGATGAAGAACGAGATTACAAGTATTCAGAAAACGACAAACTCTGAAAATACGACCGTAACATATGCTTTGGCACCCGATGTCGCCAATAAAATTCACGATGATAGGTTCTATGTTGCTATTTTGCTTGCTCATCGTCTATACGAATTACGTCGCAATGATAAAGTGCGCCAGTCTGCGGTGGAGACAATGACTACTCCGCCGATTTGTATTTCTAACATTGACTTCTAAGCAGAGGAGGTGAAAATGTGGCAAGAAAGAAAAAGGAAGATTTTGATGTCGTGACTGCTTCACAGACAGATGATGGTACTGTTGTTATCACCTCTTTGAATGAGCTTTCAGAAGAGAGAATGAATAACGTCATCCGAAATGCAGTTGCATCTTATGACCCTGAAAATAAGCAGTACAGTACATATCTGAAAATCTCGGCCTCCTCTGAGACGATGACGGTTGACCGAATTGATGAACTTGCACGAGGGCTACAGTCAAGCCTAACGAATGTGCAGACGGTCAATGGAATCATCCGTAACTATATTAACAAGGACGATTTGATTGGTATCACTTATGATGCGATTGAAGCGAATGTTAATACGGAGTTTAAGTGCAGTTTCGCACAGTTTCCTGAACAGCGTAATAAAACCAAACAGGTAAATTATGCCCGTGAAGTGATTGATGATTTCAACGCACAAATCAATGTGCGAAGTCTGCTGCGTGCTGCCATTCCGATGACTTACGCAGAAGGCACTTACATTACATATCTGCGTCAGAAGGATGAGAACTACATTGTAGACTACTACCCTCTTGGTATTGCTGAAATAAGTGATTACCTATCAAATGGACAGCCTGTTGTGCTTATCAACATGTCTAAGCTGAAATCCGCTTTGAGCAAATCCATGTTAAAGGATAAGAAGAACAAAGCGCTATTCTTTGAAAATCAGGAGACTGAGATTCAAAATAACTATCCAGATGAGGTGTATCAGGCGTTTAAAAATGGTGATACATATGCAAAATTGGATGTTGACCATTGTGGTGTGATTCGTATTGGCAACATGGGGCAGAAATATGGTGTTTCTCCCCTGTTCCGCGCCTTACGTCCGGCATTGATGCTTGAGACATTTGATACATCAGACCGTGTAAATGCTAAAGCAAAGGCAAAGAAAATCATCTGGCAACAGCTCGATCCTGCACTGATGGGCCCAAACAACGATAAAAAGGGCTTTTCTGAACAGGTGACGGCACATGATAACCTGCTGCGTGCATGGAAGCAAAACACTGTGCTTGTGACGACCGCTCCTTATGTAAAGGATATCAAGTATGTTGAACCAAAAGTTGAGATGACAAATATCGAGACTGTTAAACAGTATCGCAATCGAGAAATGGCTGCTTTGGGTATTAGTTTTTTGAACACTGATGGTCAGCAGACTGTTTCAACTGCGAAGGTGTCTCTTGACCAGCTGATGAAAAATATCGGTAAGATTGCAGAACAGATTGAGGATGTGTTAAAGCGATGGTATCGTATTCGCCTTGAAGATGCAGGTGTAGACCCGATGTACTGCCCTGATGTGAAGGTCTCTACTACCGAAATGATGGGTATGGAGATGAAGAAGGCGATTGCTCAGTTCCTGTTTACCACTTTGAACTGTTCTTACAAGACTGCTTACGAGTATATGGGGCTTCATGCTGAGGACGAACTACGCAAGCGTCAGGCTGAAACCGAGGAAGGTTATGACGATGTTTTTGTAGCTCGCCAGACCTCTTATACATCGACCGGTAACACCGGCGGTGGTGGTGACAGTGATAAAAAAACAGGCCGTCCAAAGGGCGAAGAAACTGAAAAACAAATTTATGACCAGCAGAGAAATGAAGATAGTAAGTGAGGTGATGAACGATGAGTAAGGAGTATTTCTATAGTAGAAACATCTGTTGCTCTGAGATTACGGAGCATCCAGACCACTATCTTGCCAAGTTTGTCATTTGTGATTTCTCAGTAAATGGGAATCAGGTTGCTTTGAACCGTGACACCATTGAAAGTTGGATGAGCACACTGGTTGGTAACCCGCTTGTTGGTAAGTTGGTCGTAGCTCCAAAGGGTGAACTGGATTTTTCCGGTCACAATATGAAAGTCGTCACCAGAAAAGACGATGATGGCAATGAATACAAAACTGCTGAATTTGACACTGATGCGTTCGGTAGTTTTCAGTCGGTCGGTATCGAGAAAATTGACGATACCGACTTTATTATTGCCTCTTGTAAGATCTGGAAGCGATATCCAAAGGCTTGTGCGACGATTCTGCGCCGTATTGAGAGTGGCACATTAAATACCAGTTGGGAAATTAATGTGCTGAAAGCTCATAAGGGAATCGTTGGTGGTCGCATGGCAAAAATTATTGACGATGGCGTGTTTACTGCACATTGCTTGCTTGGTGCAAATGTTGAACCGGCATATAAGTGTTCTAAACTGCTTGAAGTCGCTGAAACCGATTTTGGTCTTGAGTTGGCAAATGCCTACATTGAGGACACAAAAGAGATTTCAAATATAGAATCTAATGAAAAGGAGGCAAAAAATTTGAAACTGAATAAGGACAAGGAGACTCAGACCGCACAGGTTGAGCCCACTAAGCCTGAGCAGGCAGAGAAGACTCCCGTTGGCGAGCCTGACGCCGCACCTGTTATTGAGCCCACTACTCCGGCAGAGCCTGATGTTCAAACTTCCGAGGAAGGCGGTGAAACTCCTCCCCCGACCGAGCCTGAAACCGGCACCGAACCTGCTGGTGAGCCTGAGCCCGCTCCAGAGACTTCCAGTCTGACTGGTCGTGATCTGTATATGAAGCTTGAAGATGCAGTGTCAAAGATTAGCTCTGATTACTACATGACTGATATGTTCCCTGAAGATCACACTATCTGGTGTAAGAAGTGGGGATACATGAACGAGCTGGATTACATTATGTTCCCTTATGCTGTTGAGGGTGATGAAGTTTCTCTTGGTGAGCCGCAGAATATCACTTTGACTGTTTCTATTTCCGATGTCAACACCAAGATTGCGGAGCTGAATAACACTATTGCAAGCCTGAATACTGAGTTGCAGAGTGTAAAGGAAGAGGTTGCTTCTCTTACTCCGTACAAGGATCAGGCTGAGAAGGCAGAGGCAGAAAAGGCGGCTGCAGAGCTTGCACAGAAGAAGGAGGACCTGCGTCAGTACGCAATCTCCAGCAAGATGATTACTGAAGCTGAGGTTTCTGAGGGTGGCAACTACGCAAGTCTGATTGATAATCTGGATGAGACCGGCATCAAGAGTGTGATTGCCGAGCGTTGCGTTGAAGCCGCTAAGAAGGCTCCTGCCGAAAAGAAGATTGAGACCTCTGAGGTACATAAGCCTGAGAGTATCAAGCTGAATTTGAATGAAACCAAGTATAACACCACTAACGCTAACAAGCGTGACGCATGGCGGGAATATTTGGGTAAGTAATAACATTTGAGAGAAAGGAAAAATATTATGATTCGTGAACTGATGGTGAACGGCGCGAAGAATATTCCCGCTAACTATGCCGCAAAGGTCGCTATGGTCACCGGTATGGGTGTTCAGGTTGACCACAAGGCTGGTCAGGTTAAGTTCCCTGACGCAGCTACCGCTGAGGGCATTGAGATGGTTGCCCATGAGTTTATCCCGGAGGGCATCTATGCAAGCCAGACTAATTTTGATGACTATGACAAGATGGTCACCGAGATCAAGGAGGGTGTGCTGGTGAAGCGCGTTCCTCTGTATGCTGGTGAGCTGTACGGCACTGACCAGTACAAGGCTGCTGATGCACAGGATACCAATATTGGCAAGCTGCTGGAGGTCAACACTGACGGCAAGTGGCAGGTTGCTACCACTGGTACTTCTCGCTTTGAGTTTGCTGGTGTGATGGATGACAACGGCCACAAGCTGATTATGATTAGTGTGCTGCCCGAAGCAAAGACTGTTGCTTGATTGAGAGAAAAATCTTGAATATGATACGTAAAATTTAAGGCTATCGTCTTTTGGCGGTAGCTCTTTTATTTTGCGCGAAGAGAAAGGAAATGAATTATGGCACTGAATATTGAAGTGGCCGAGCTGATGAAGAAGCCTGGTCGTGTTTATAGTGTTGCTGAGAAGACTCAGTATAATCTGCCCATGGATGCCGAGGACAAGGAGATTGCCGAGGTTTGTGAGGCACATATTAACGAGCTGATTGACAAGGGCGATCCCGACCGCGAGATTGGTCAGTTTGTTAATCGTACCGTGACCGATGATACCTATAATGCACCTGATGAGCTGCTGGATGCTATGTTTGAGCGTGGCACCATTAGTGAGAATGACGATTATCAGGCAAGCCGTACTGTGAAGAACACTCTGGTGGCTCACGAGGCTGCTAAGGGTGGCAACGTGCCGAAGTCTTACCTGCATTATGAGGTTATTAAGCCTACTTGGAAGAATATTCAGGTGGAAACCGACATCTCCTTTGTGGAAATTCGTCGTAACGGTTGGAAGGCAATTGCCACACTGACCACTTTTATGAGTGAGTCTCTGAAGAACAAGATGTTCTATGACGTCTTCGGTATGGTTGATGACATGATTGCTGGTGGTGAGCAGAAGATCGATGCACAGGGTAAGGAGCCCACTATGCAGGATATGGACGCTCTGGCTCTGTACCTGAATGAGTACGCCGATGGTGCAAATCCTTTCACTGTCAGCCTGATGAAGTATTGCGCTAAGATGCGTCGCATGACCGGTTATGCAGAGTATCTGTCTGACGCAGCCAAGGACGAGTTCAACCGTTATGGTCTGGTGAAGACTTACGACGGCGTGGCTATCACTGGTATTAGTTCTGCCAAGAAGCTGGGCGATGGTTCCCTGCTGATCCCCGATAAGCGGATCTTCGGTATTGCTGGAAAACTGGGCACCCTTGACATGAAGGGCGAGACTCATACTTATGAGGACTATGACAACAATAACGAAAAGGTTCACCTGATGCTGAAGGACTTCTCTTATGGTTACAGCATTGCACATCCTGAGCGTGTTGCTAAGATTGTCCTGCAGTAATTGTACCAAAAGCAAATTTGAGCGGGAGCTTTACGGCTTCCGCTTTTATAGAAAAGGAGACAAATTATGAGTTCCGTGATGGAAAAGAAGTTTATTGACGTTCTGAACTGCGATGATAACGTGGTCACCATTTCGTCACTGAACGGTAAGGGCTATACTTTCGAGCCCGGTAGTGTGGAAGAGCCTTGTGTGATTCCTATTCCGCCGGAGGAGATCATGTATATGAACAGCACTTGTTCTGCGTTCAAGAATGGTGTTCTACGTTTCCGCCCCGAAGAGCAGAATGAAGTCTTTAAGGCTATTGGTGTTAAGGGCGATGATGTCCTGTTTGTTGAGGATATTGATGAGGCGATTCTGAATCCTACTGTCGAGAATCTTCAGCGGATGATTGACATTAAGGACGGTGCTCAGTTTGAGCGTATTCGTGGTCGCTTTTATCGCATGACGAATGCCGGTGAAGACCTGTCCACTAAGGTCAAGCGCCTGATTGACGAGCGTTATAAGGAGCTCCGTGCTGGCAAGCGTAATAGTGAGCTGTCTGTTGTACCTGCGACCAAGCCTGTTGATAATGTTCAGGCAGAGCTTGAGGCCGCAAAGAGCCAGCTTGCTGAAATGCAGAAGCAGATGCAGGCAGCACTGGCACAGATGCAGTCTATGATGGCAGGTGCGCAGCCTGTTCCAAAGGACAGCTCTGCAGAAAAGGCTGTTGTTAAGCGTGGCCGTAAGAAGGCAGAGGCAGAAAAGGCGGAGGTCGTTCCCGCCGAGTAAGATTGGAGGGATTAAATGACCGCGTTTTCGGATGTATACGACAAATTTTACGAGTTGGTCGAAACTGACAGTAATTTCTTTCAGTATTTTGACCTGACCGAGAATGAAGTGCGAGATCTCGTACATGACCGTGCAAAAAGTTATTTGATGGAATCACTTTCTGTGATTACAAGAAACATTGAGCCGGAAGAGGATTTTAGTTTCGATGATTACGATTCAGAACTAGAAGAGTTTAATTCAGATCTCACATTCGATGAGATTGATATGTTAGCGCATTTGATGTTAGAGCAACATTTTAAGCGTGAATTTGGAAAATTGAAAGCGTTTAGTGCGCAAGACCTTCCTACGAGTTTACAGGTATTCTCCCCTGCTAACGAGCGCACGAGTATTCGTGCTCTTGTGAAAGACATTCACGAGGAGAATATGACGATGTTGGACAACTATATGGCAAAAGACCGCTCGACTCGCAAGCGTAAGACCATCGACTATGATACATACGCTTCCTACTCTGAGTAAGGAGGTGTACCGATGGACTTTTATACGAGGGTGCGAGCTGTTGGCGGTGCCGCAAAGATGTCTAATAAAAAGGATGTCAAAATTGCTTTTGCGAAACGTGACTTCGCTGCACACTTCAAGGATAGTGTTGACTATGAGGATAATACTCTTGTGAATGGTTTGCCTCAGAAGCTGGTTGTTAGCCGTAGTAATAGTATTGCCAAGGAAAAGAAAATCTGGGCTTATCCTGGCGATTCTTTGAATCTTGGCGACATTGTTGACTGCTACAATTGTAAATGGCTGGTAACTGAGATTGAACCAAACGATGAGATTTTTCTTCGTGGTAAGATGGAGTTATGTAACCGCCAGATTCAGTGGCAGAACCCGATTACTGGTGAAATAGTCTCTCGCTGGGCAACGCTGAGTAAGCCATACTACGCGAACAACAAGGAACTTGTGGTGACTTCACTAAGTCAGCGTGAGTATAAGGTGCAGATGCCTTTTGATGATGAGACTGCGTTGATTGACCTTGATAAGCGCTTTATGTTGGAAATTATCAATGGAGAACCGAAAACATATGTTACGACTTCTGTTGACCAGAGCACAGAGCGCTATGAACTGCACGGTAAGACACAGGGATTCCTTGTGTTGAATATCCGGCAGGACCAGTACAACAGTAAGACGGATAATGCCGAGAAAATGATTTGTGATTACTTTGAGCCGAATAAGAGCAATGAGCCTGATACTGACTCTCAGGTGACTGCTGCTATTAAGTACGCAGGCAAGCCGGAAGTTCGTGTTGGTGGTTCTTGGAAGAAATTCACTTCTGTATTTACAAGCATCACTGGCGAAGAGGTTGCGGAGACTCCTGTGTGGAGTACAAAATGTCTTAATGAATTCAATGAATTTGTTGAGGTGCAGGCTGCCGACGATGGTACTTTTAAAATTCGTATTTTGAATAATAGTATTATGGATGGCGCGACCGTAAAAATTTCTCTGACAAATGCTGATGGTACGGTAAGTACATTCATCGAGTGCAAGGTGGTGAATCTACTGTGACAACGAGTGAGTTGATTACGGACTATAAAAACAAATTAGCTTTGAAGTTGGTCAATACGGAAGGGCTTGTTGAGGCGATGGGCAATGATGATATCGAAGAGCCAGATGAGGCAATTTATACTTATATCTTCCCCTATTTTCATATCCCTGACACGATTGAAGCAGCACATAGCTATATTTGTTTCAAGGTAAACATGACCGACCGCAGTAACATCAATGATTGGTACGAGAACTTCACCCTAACCGTATGGGTTATTGTAAATCAGGCATTGATGAAGATGCCTTCTGGTTATGGTGGTGCAACACGAGTTGATTATCTGAGTGGCATTGTTGAGAAGCAACTGCACGGTAGTACAATTTTTGGTATTAAACAGCTCAAAATCACGTCAAACGTCGAAGATAACATGGATTTACATCATCGAGTTCGCATTATGACATTCAAGACTCAGGACTTAGATGACCTAGTGGGGTGCAACTAATGGAACTTCGAGAGATGTACGAGCCGAGTTTGATGATGGGCGAAGACTTCCCTATCAATGACAAGATTATGGTTCGGATGCCAACTGTTGGCGAAATTATCCGCTTTGGCGAAAAGAAATATTTCTCGTTGGTGTATTTGTTTTGTTCTACTTCGAGTGATTATAAAGTGCAACTTGATTCTATTGGTGTGGACTAGCAGGATTTATCGGACTTCGATATGTTCCGTCAGCTTTTTATTGGAAATAAAGACCAAGATATGTCGATTCTTCTCGGAGACTTAGATACTAAAAATTTTGTGATGGCAAAAGACAACAAGACTGAAGAAATTGTTCTTGTGAACAAAAAGACTGGTGTTGTGATTGACCGACTTGCTTATGATTTACTGTCTGAGTATCTATGCGCAGCAAATGGCGTTGAGAAGCATTCAGAAAGAGCTGCAAACAAAGCAACGAGACAGGCACTTATTGAAGAAGCAAAAGATAAAATGGAGCTTCAAAAAAACAAGCCATACGAATCGCACTTAGCTGAACTTGTACTTTCGATGGCTTGTGTGCAGGGCTTTAAGGCTGATTATTTTCAAGCCATGAAGTATCCAGTGAGTGTCTTTATGAACCATGTAAGAAAGGTTCAGCAAATTAAGAATTACGACAATACGATGCATGGCGTTTATGCTGGCACCGTGGAATTTGGAAAGATTCCAAAATCACAACTGGATTGGACGAGCAAGGCGAAGTAAGTCGCCCTGCTCTTTTATTTTATCCAAATAAATTGAAAGGAAACATGATTATGAATTTTGATGAACTGATTATTGATCGGCCTCTCCGAGCTCATAAGTATAACTTTGATGGTAAGCGCATTTGGACAATGAGCAATCTGAAGGATCTGAAACTGACTCTGGGCGGCGAGACTGTTTATGCTCAGGACGAGCTGGGCACCAACATTATGGGCTTTGACCGTTCTAAGACTGCATCCGCCGAGTGGTCTAATGCTCTGGTGCATCTGGGTACTATGGCTGACCAGATGGGTACTGAGAAGCAGATTGCTTCTGGTACTGCAAAGCAGAAGTTTACCCGCGTGTTCTTCTTGACTACAGCTGATGGCAAGAAGCTGACTCTGCCTCATGCTCCTGTGGACATCACTACTGGTGTTCCCTTCAAGTACATTGATAAGGTTGATAACCGCAATGTCACCCTGGAAACTTACGAGCTGGGTGCAGAGACTGCTACTAATTTCTCTGTGACTGGCACTGAGGTCACTCTGCCTACTGACAAGTGCAAGGCTGGTGATAAGTTTGCTGTTAAGATGACTTACGAGTCTGAGTCTGGTATGGCTATTGACAACAGCGCAAATAAGTTCTCTGAGGAGGGTGTATTTGTCATTGAGGCTCTGTGCTACAATCCCTGTGATAAGGCAACTAAGATCCTGACCAACATCATCTTCCCTTCTGCCAAGGAGGACGCAGCTGTTGAGATCGACTTCAACCATGAGACTACTCATCCTGTGACTATCAATGCAACTCAGGAGTATTGCTCTGAGGATAAGAAGCTGGTTCGCATCGAGGTCGTGAAGGAGTAATAGCTATGGCTGAATCATGGTGTCGTGTATGTGGCAAGATGTACAATGCTTGCCCGCATTGTGATCCATCTAAGTCATGGCGTGTTATCTGTGATACTGAGCCTCACTTTCAGGTGTGGGTGAATACATACGAGTTTCAGATTGGAGTTCGTCCCAAGGAGGAAGCTAAGGCTTGCCTGAACAACCTCTTAAAGTATAAGCGTATCACGCTGGATGAGGTGGAAACTTTCATTCCAGCAGTTCGTGATACGTTCCATAAGATTATGGATGTGCCTGTAGAGGCTGAAGTTAAATCATTTAGTGATGTAAAAGATGAAACGCCCGTGAAGCCGGTAGTTAAGAAAACATCAAATCGTAAGGGGCGGGCATAACCGCCCCTTTGTTTTTCGTGGTGGTTTTATGGAGAAAAAGAACAGAACAAAGTTTAATGTGAGCAAAAATCCAGCAGATAGAACCTATGATGGTGTGGTTTATGATAGCCATGCCGAGATGATGTTCTATCGGGATATTGTATTACCTGGGCTGGAAAATGGTGAAATCGTAGAGTGCCGTAAACAGGTTCCTTTTGTATTACAGGAAGCGTTCCGCCGGGTCGATAAGGACGGCAAAGATGTAGCTGTAAGAAAAATCGATTATGTGGCAGACTATGAGCTTACATACAGTGATGGCAGTAAACAGGTAATTGATACGAAGGGTTTTGCTGACAGTGTTGCACTGATGAAGCGCAAGATGTTCTGGTTCCATTATCCTGACGTAGACTACCGCTGGATCACGTACTCCAAAATTGATGGAGGCTGGGTCGATTACGACGACCTAAAAAAAGCTCGAAAAGAGCGAAAGATATTAAAGCAAGCACAGACGAAAGGGAGATAAAATGAAGGTTTTAAATTTTCAGGAGCGAATCGACTTCGTGAAAGAGGTCATTGAGATGTGTACTGTTCAGGACGATTATCAGCCTGCGCTGTTTGATGTGGCATTTCGGCTGACCTGTTTGAAGTATTTTGTTGGTTATAATTATCGCAATGAGCCGCAGACTGAGTGGCTGCGCATTGCTTATGAGTCTTTTAATCTGAAGATTGAAGCTGCAGGTTGCGATACCGCGGTGTTCTGGGATCAGTATGATTCTCTGGAGAAGGCAGTGCAGGAGCGTGCGCAGCGTTCTCACGATGAGTATCTGGCTCTGGCAATTTGCAACAAGCGCGATGCGTTTGCCGAGTTTATTGATCACCTGAAGGATTATCTGGATGAGGTAAAGAAGAGCCTTAGAGACTTTGATGTAAATCAGGCTTCTCAGGTTATGTCTGCCCTGCTGGACAATAAGCAGGAAATCTCTGCTGTGCTGGCAAAAGATAAAAAGGAATAAACACTTTTAGAGGTGGGTTGGAGGGAATTTTAATATGGCTACAAGAAGTAAACCGCTGAAGTTATGGGATGCTGAGAAGTTCAAGAACGTAAACCCAGTATCTTTGAAATACTGGGATAGATATGAGACTGATATGGGCATCCGTGACCTCAGCCCGTCTACTGTTTACAATTATGAATCGGATTTCAAGCAGTGGATGATTTATGTTCTGGACAATCAGGGTAATGCTCCTGTGACGGAACTTGAGGAAGAGGATATCGAAGAATTTCTTTTCTATTGTAAGAAGCATGGAAATAACTCTGCTCGTATGAAGCGGCGCATGAGTACGATTTCTGCGCTGTATCGGTATCTTCGCAAGAAAAAAATCATCAAAGAGAATCCGATGGAGTTCATTGACCGACCGACCAAGGACGTGGCTGTCGTGAAGCAGACATACCTTACGCCGGATGAGGTTAAACTGATGCGAGAAAAGCTGAACGCTCTGGTTGAATCTGCGACCACCGTTCACATGAAGGATAATGCGATGACGCTGCGTCTGTACGCACTATTCTCGCTATCCACGATGGCTCGTGTCAATGCTGTGCGGAATACGCTCTGGAAGTCTATCGATTATGAGAACCGTATGGTACATGATGTTCTGGAGAAGGAAGGAAAAATTGTTGATCTGATGTTCAGCAAGGAAGTTTCTGAACTTTTGAAAGAGCTGAAGGAATACCGCACTGAGCATGATATTGAAGATGGCGGCTATGTGTTTGTTGGTACGAAAATCAATGGTGCATGGATGCCGATTACTTCAAGCACTGCCGGTGATTGGTGTAAGAAGATTGGTGAGATGATTGATGAGCCTACGTTGCACCCGCATGACTTCCGGCATAGTGGTGCTACCCTGCTGAAGAATGCGGGTATGAGTCTGGAAGATGTCTCTTCCCTGCTTAACCATGCTGGTACGGATGTGACCAACAAGTATTACATCAAAAAGGATACGACAAAGATTCAGTCCGCAAAGGATCGGTTTGAGATTTGAGGTGGAGTGAATGGGAAGTCTTGCTTCTTCGTATACGAACTTTGATGATTTATTGGCCGGTGTGGTTAGCAGTGTTCAAGACATACTTGAAGGTATTGCACCGGAAATTGAAACGAGGCTGCAAACAAGCATTGTAGAAAATGTACACTCGAAAAGTGGGCGGTCTGACGGAATTGAAAGTAGAAGAAATATTGTAAGTAGTGTTACTACAGATAATAACGTGGTAACTATGACAGTAAAGGATATTGCAAGACCGCAGGCATCATGGTGTAAAACACCATTCCGAGAAGGAGATAATGCAGCCTTAGAAGGAACAATGTTTGCTAGTTGGATTGAGCATGGCTTGTGGATGGATATTGCAGAGTGGAATCGAATGGGGCGACCGAAGGAAAATAAACCAAAGCGTCCTGCACGTCCATTTATTTCAAAAGTCCAAGTTGAAGCGGCTATGATCGTAAAAACCGCATTACATGAATTGTAATCCCACAATTTATTTGGAAAATTTGAATGAGAGGAGGCTGGCTTGAAGAAGCTGGCCGCTTCTCTTTTTTATTTTGAAAGGAATTGTTGAAAATGGAAAAGAGAGGTGACCAACAGTATGGATGAGAAAGAAAATACTGGCACAGAGTCTTCTGCCGTAACAGCCATTAAGGTCAAGGTTGTTATTGACACAAATAAAAAAGAATTAGACCAGCAATTTAATTCTGTTAAGGAGCATTATAAAGAAAAACCAGTAAAAATTGCTTTTGGAGTAAATCAAAACGACACTATTCGTAATATAAATGATGCACTTGATAAGGTAGTCAAGAGCGGAAAGTTAAAAACTCCAAAGGTTACACTTGATGTTAAGATTGACCAGAGTAAAGTAACTGCACAGCTTAAAAAAGCTATGCAATCTGCGGCAAAGCAGACAGTTAAGGTTGATACCGGAAAGTCTGGTTCTGCAAAAACGCAAGATACTTCAAAAAGTGATATTTCTCGCCTTTTCAGTCTTGCAAATCGTCAAGCAAAGTTAAAAGCGGATGAAGCATCGTTAATTGCTAATGGAAATAAATCATCTGAGTTGAAAGCGGTACAGACTAGATTGAGCGCAATCAACGATGAGATGGATAAACTCAAGACAAAAACAAAAGATGTAATTACGGAATCTCAGAAGTTAAAGCTTTAGGATATCGAAAAAACCGGAAAATTCAATGCTGACAGGAATACTGCAAAAGGTGCTGATTCGGCTGCAAAAGAACTAAAAAAACAAAATCAAGAAATTGCAGATGATTTAAAAAAGACTCTCACATCTCAAGAATCCGAGTATGAAAAATATCAAAAAAAGATTCAGTCTCTTGAAAACTATTCTAAGAATAACTCCAACTATAAAAATGATAATATCAAAAAATATTTATATGGAGAAGATGGAACTGGAAAAACTTCTGGAAAGTTAAAAGAGTTGCGAGATCAGCTTGCTTCTATTGAGAACACTACACCAGGGAAAGCAATTCAAGACTTTGATAAAAAATGCAAGACTCTTGATACAACTATTGATTCTACAAGTCAACATTTAAAAGAACTTGGATTTGATTTTAGAGATATAAATCAAGCCAATGTTGATATGACGAAGTTTAAGAGTGTTTATGAACGTGCAACGAAGTTAGAAGACTCTATTGCAAATAAAAGTAAATATTCTTGGCTAATTGATAGTTTAAACGGAATAAAAGCTTCTGCTGCTGGCTGTGAAGGCGATGTTACTGATCTTAGTGCAAGACTATCAAACCTTGAGGTTGAGGCCAGCAGATGTGGGGCCACTACAGAAACTCTTGGTCAAAAACTGTCTCGTTTGTTTAAGGAGCATTTCCAGACCGCCATCGCTATGGCTGGCGTTGCAATGGTCAAGCAAGGTCTGCGAGAGGTTTATGATAATGTCGTAGAGATAGACGACGCTATGGTAGAGCTACGCAAAGTAACAAAAGAAAGTGAAAATGCGTACTCGCAGTTCTCTGATCGTGCTGCAAAAACCGCTCGTGATTTGGGCGCATCAATTTCTGATTATGTTAGTGCAACAGCAGACTGGTCTCGTCTTGGATATAATATGCCGGACGCAGAGGAGCTTGCCCGTGTAAGCACTCTATTGAAAAATGTTGGCGATGGCATTGAAAGTGTTACAGATGCTTCGTCTTATATGATTTCCGTTTTGAAAGGTTTTGACCTTGCGGCAGAAGACGCTCAGAAGGTAGCTGATCTTGTTAATGAGGTCGCAAATAATGAGCCTGCAAGCGCCGAGGATATCCTTGAAATATTGACTCGTAGTGGCGCAGCCCTCCATGAAGCCGGAAATGATCTTGACCAGGCAGTTGCTCTTGGTGTGGCTATGAACTCTGTTACCCAAAACGCGGAGTCCACCGGCCAAACATTAAAAACTGTCAGTATGTATTTAAGAGCTGCCAAGACGGATTTGACCGCGATGGGAGAATCTACAGACGGGTGTGCGAATTCTGTTTCCGAACTTCGTAGCGAATTAAAGAAGCTTACTGGCGTTGACATTATGGCAGACGCTGCCGGAACTCAATTTAAGAGTACATATGACATCTTGATGGAGATTTCTAAGGTCTGGGGCAAGCTGACTGATGTTGATCGTGCGAACGTTACGGAGCTTCTTGGCGGCAAGCGCAATGCGAACAGTGTTTCTGCCGTATTGTCCCAGTTCCAGATTGCGGAAAAATCAATGAAAGACGCTGCCAACAGTGCTGGTTCTGCCGCAAAAGAAAATGAAGTATATTTAACCAGTATTACTGGTAAGTTGAATCAGTTAGATGCTGCATTCCAACAGTTCAGTAAAGACTTACTTGATAGTTCTTTAATCAAGTTCTTTGTCGATTTCGCCACCGGAGCAGTAGACCTTGCTGATGGTGCAGTTAAAGCAGCTGGCGCATTACCCACTTTAACAGCCGCCATTTCTGGTGTGTTGTCCGTAATGCAGATGAGCGGAAAGCTCAAAAATGGTGCGGGTAAAGTTAATATGCCCTCTTATGTTTGTTGCGTTTGATAACATAGGATGCGGCACCATGTAAAAATAAAATAGCCCCTAGAGTGCTGGGAAACCCTAAGAGCCATATCGCCTATTATTATATTTATATAAGGTAGGAATCGAAAGATAGAAACAAGGATATGGATGCTATATGCTGAGATAAAAGCTCGGTTTTATCGTATTGTTAAAATATGGTAACAATTGAGTGCTAAGTAGTATTTACAATGGGCGGTCAGCAGCCGATCCACTCCCCTATTATATAATGTAGGAGAGCGGAAGGTTCATCGACTAAAAAGGGTCAGTGAGCAACCACTGGAAGGATAGTCAGTTCTGGACGAAAGTTCAGAAGTCCACCTCAGACGTATTCAGACGACTTAAAGAAGTAGGTGGAATGAGGAGACACGCTGTTCTCTGGCGTGAAATAAATAAGAGAACTAAAAATTCAATGAACTTTGAACAATTTTGAACAAAATTGAAAAAGTACACTATTGTTCGTTGACAGTGTACTTCAAAATGTGTATAATAAAAGCAACCAAGAGTTCAATAGACGGAACCCTCGGTAGATAATCAAACATGGAATCAAGACTTGGACAATCTTAATCCCAATCATGAAGAGCTGCCTAGTGGCTATAGGCGGCTCTTTTACTTATTGCCATGACTATCGTTATAGCAACGGACAGTGTAAACAGCACCGATGACTGCGGCGATAACGCCAACAGTTTGTATCAGTGAGTTGTAAATGAATCCAAAATCCATTACACATCCTCCTTCCGACAAGATTGCCGGAAGGCAGTTAGAGAAATACACGCTCCTTTTCGCCTTCCGGCTACTGGGAGGGTGACCGCCTATTCTTTACGTCTATGATTGGCAAGTTCAACGTGAACTCTTGGTTGCCCCATTATTATACACCCGTCTGTCATATCCTGTCAATATCACTATAATGTAATTTATAATACATAAAAAGAGGTTGCTTTCCTGAGATTTTCTGGCTATAATAAAAGTACAATCGCGTATCCAAAATATACGGAGGTATTTTATTATGGCTAGACCCAAAGGAAGCAAGAATAAAGCAAAGGTTCTTGATGGTGTTGATTACGCAGCACAGATCGCTGAGAAGAATACTGCCACAAAATCTCTTGCTGAAGAAATTGCAGTACTTGGCACGAACATTGCCGCGCTGAATACTGAAAGAAAAGCAAAAGAAGCAGAGCTGAAGAAACTCAATAAAGAGATCGCAAAGCTCGAAAAGAAAAAGGCTGACGCCGATGAAAAGATTGCGGCAGAGCTGAATCGCAAAAAGGCAGAAGATATTGTTGCCAATGCACTGGCTAACGGTATGACTGCTGAAGATATTGCAGAACTGCTGAAATAAGGTATCATTATAAAACAAGCCCGACTTCCCTACTGCTGGGAGGCCGGGTGTTTTAATTTGCGTTGCTTTTTACGACAGTCTGTGATACACTCTTATAAAAAGGAGTGTTGATTCATGGAAAACAATAAAAAGCATGTGCCGAATATGGAAATTTCTAATTTTGGCGGTCGTTCTATTACGGACTACACGTATCATGGCGGCAAGGACGAAACTACAGAGAATCAGCTGAATGCTTATTTCAGAGATTATAGTGATAATAGATTGAAAAGCAAAGATGGAGGCGCTGATGACGGAAATAGTAAAACTAATCAACAGCATTGATACGCTGTTTAATGTATTTGTTCCAGGCGCAATCTGTGTCTGGTTTTATATGAAGCTGTCTTTAAAGAAAATTGAATATCAGGGATATCTTATTTTAAGTATCGCAGTTGGTTTTGTATTAAAGTATACGGTTGATTACTTAGATAGAATCCTTCCTTTTGTTGTAGTTGATTTTCCTATCGTACTGGCATACGTTCTTTTAGGGCTGCTTGCCGCTGCCGCATTTTACAAAGTCAAGAACTCTGTTTGGGCTCGAAAAATAATGGTCAACATTCTTGGAGTTGAGCCGAGTGACAATATTTGGACTAGGCATATCGATTCTCATGGTAATTTGATGATGCTAAACATGGATGATGGGTCTCATATTTTAGGAAAACTAGAAACAGCAGATGATGAGTATATTACATTAACATATCATTGCTCTGCAAAATCAAAGTCTGGTAAGGATATGGATGATGCCGCAAGGAATGCAAATACCGGTTCTGTCCTCTGTATCCCAATGAGTCGCGTTAAAAGTTTTGAGTTTTTGTATTGCGATAGAAATTCCGCAATGGCAAAATACGTTTTTCGCTAAATCTAAATACGACCCACTACCCTGCTACTTTGTGTGGCAGGGCTTTTCTTTTATCACCATTCGTATCCGCAATTGTTACAATGGAATGTCTTCTTTACCTTCCCGCTGGCAAAGCCCCAGAATGCTACATCTAAGACTTTAGAAGCGGTTCCGATCTTTTCTAGGTCTGGCGAGCCGCATGTAGGGCATCTCGGGGTGTAAACTGGTTTTGCCGCTTCCTCTTCGGCTTTTCTTCTTTCTTCATCTAATTTTTCTTGAATTTCTGCTTTGATTTTAGTGTCATAGGCGGTCGCTTCATTTTGATTCTTTTTAACAAGATCTGAATCTATCCCAGAAATGTCCTTTGCGGGCATAGGATATTTTAGCCAATCTTCCTTTTCTTCATCCTCGGTTTCTTCCCAATCTTTCAGAAGCCAAAGCTTTCTTAGACAAAATGCGCAATCATAAAATGTACTTGGCTGGTACTTCTTGCAATACGGGCAATACTTTACATGTTTCTCCATGATTTCATCTCTCCTCGAAATCGATATTTACTTTCTTTTCTAGTGAGAACGGTACTGTAGCACCTAAAATTGACAGCATACTAAACAAGTTTTTCTCTTTATCTGATGCGGTTAATGACTATGCAAAGGAAAATGACATCGCTGGTGGCTCTATCATTAAGTTTATCAGATATCTTGTTGAATGTAAAGGTGGCGTTATTGCAACAGAAGGCGCTATGATTCTGCTTAAAGCAGCGACGGTTGCCCTTAACGTGGCATTTGCTGGATTCGTCACGTTACTTGTAACGAAAGCAGTATCTGCATGGCAAAACTACACTCAGCGTGTAGAGAATGCAATTAAGCAGTCGCAAGAAGCAGTCCAAGCAGCTGACCAGTTGGCTTCTTCATTGAAAGAACTTGAAAATTCTTACGAAGAACTTGGTGATAAATCTGGATGGAGTTCAGAAGATAGCGACCAAGCCAAAGATATTCAAGAGCAAATCCTTGAGCTTTTAAAAGAACAAAATGGTATCGCCCAAGACCAAATTGATCAAATAGATCTTCAGAATGGAAAATACGAAGACCAGTTAAAACTCATCCGTCAAATTCGATTGGAACAATTACGGGATGAGGAGTCTGATTTAATTCAGAATAAAGACAATCAAGGCAAAGCTCTTGCTAAGACTGCAAAGAAGCAGGCAAATGATGTTCATTCTGTCGATTCTTATGACTCCGAAATGGCTCAAGAGTTGGCGAATAAATTTGGTTGGAGTTATAATGCAGATGCCGGTACTTTAAATTTTGATAACTACGACCAGAACGATCCTGAATCTGTAGCAAAGCACTATGATGAACTTGGGCAGGCTCTTGATATTATTACGAAGAAATATAGTGACGCTGAGCGTGCTTCTTCCGGTCTGTATGATGCCTTTAAAAATGACCGCGCTGGACTAAAGGATCAAGTCGAATCTTATCGAGATTCTTCTACAGCAATAGATAATAATATTTCCAAGCAAAAAGAACTTGAAACAATCTTAATTCTCACTACAACAAATGCTCGTGCTGTAAAGGGCGCAATTGGAACTCTTGCAAATTCTATTCAAGATTTCGATGCAAGCAAACTTGTTGATTTGTTGAATGGTAATGGCATTGATGGGTTAAATGACACTCAGTTGGCCGCCATTGACAAAATCAAAGAATTCATGACTTCAAAGGGTTTTAACACAGATCAAATCCAGTCTTTTGTTAATATTTTAAGTGAGGTCGGGTTAATTGTTCCACAAACTGCTGATGCAGTTGCTCAAGCGTCTCAGAAGATGGAGGACGTTTCCTCTAAAATCGACGAAGTTCAATCAGCATATAAAAATGCCACCACCGCTATTGAGGAGTACAATAAATATGGCTATTTGAGTGCGGACACACTCCAAACCCTTCTTAATGAAGACTTCGAGTATCTGAGTTGTCTCGAACTCGTTGATGGCCAGCTTCAGGTGAATACCGAGAAGTATCAGGATATGATTGCCGCTCAGTATCAGTCTGCGGCCATGGCTCTTGTTGAGAAAGCAAATGCGGAGCTTGTAAAGATTGCTCAGGGCGAAAAGAAGGATGCTGTCGAGGATGCAACCAAGGCAACAGAAGACCAAGCAACAGCTTTGACTGAACGGGTCTGTCCTGCCCTTGGCGAGTTTGCAAAAGCATCTATGACAGCCGCTGCAGCACAAGAGTTCTTGACAAATGGAGATGCAGCATGGTCTGTTGACCCAGAAAAGACTAAGGAAGTCTATGCTGGCCTTGCTTCTGGTTTAGATATTTTGGACGCAACTGTTGACCAAATCATGGGCAATTCGGATAAGTTCCGTCAGCACATGAATGGTTTTGATAAGGAAACCAAGAACCGGAATAAGAATACTGCCAAATCTGTAACTGATGTGGCTTCTGCCTTCGATACCTTAAATAAGGCAATGAAGGAGTATAACCAGTATGGTTATCTGTGTGCTGACACAGCAAAGTCTTTGATTGGTCTGGATGATAAGTTCACGGCTTGCCTAACAAAGCAAGGCGATAAGCTCCAAATCAATGTAGAGCAGTTCCGTAAGTTTGTGAAAGAACAACTCAAGGAAGCGAGTGCCGCAAAAGATGGCGGAAAATCAGCTGATGAGATGAATAAAATTCTGAATTATCTTGATCAGAATGTAGATACAACAACCATCTCTTTTGAACAGTTGACTGACGCAATCAAGGGCTACGGCACCGCGATGGATGAAGCCAAGGAAAAGACGGACGCTATAAAATCCGCATTTTCTGGGTTGTCCGAGGTGAGCAAAAACAAGATTGACAATCCGTTTGGTGCCCTTGATGCAGATGATGTGGACAAAAAGTATCAGGCAATTCGGGACTTGTACGATAACACAGACCTATTTATAGACGAGCGATTTGCTGGAGCACTAAATCCAGAGAATGGTGAAATCGATTATAACAGCGATGCCTTTAAGCAGATGTTCCTCGAAAAGCTTGATGGTATGGCCACCGCTTGTGAAGAGACTGGTGGAGTGGCCGGTAAATACCTCGCTCAAGGCTTTAGAGATGCTGAAGATAAGATTAAAAATAATGTTATCAGTATCGAAGAATATATCAATGGTATAGGTTCCACTCTGGAAAACATCAACAATCGGATGGATAATTTTCAGAGTGCGTTTAATGATCTATCCGATATTGTAAATGAGTACAATGCTTATGGTGATTTAAGTCAAGACAGTATTCAGAAGCTGATGGGTCTTGATGTAAAGTACACCGCTTGTCTAGATCTTCAGGGAGATAAGCTTGTTTTTAATAAAGAGGCTTTTCGTGCTCTTTACGTTGAGCAGTTACAAAAACTTGCTGCTGATTACGAGGGAACAGAAATCGGTAAACGTTACGCTGAGATTCTTCAGAAAGTAGCTGATGGAACTTGGGATGTAACTAACCACATGAAGGGTATGGACGCTGAGGCAAAAGAGCTTCAGACAATCTTCTCTAACCTCAAAGACCTCTTCTCTTCCCTGCTTGATGTTTTCAATAAGTTCAACGACAAAAATTCCAACGACCTCAAGATTTATGGCGATGCCATGACTGAAGAGATTGATAAACGAATCGAAGCTCTTCAGGACGCAAACGACGAGCAAGAGAAAGCTATCGAATTAGCAAAATTGCAAGCCGAGCTTGAAAAAGCCGAGACTCAGAAAACCGTCCGTGTCTACACCTCCAATGGTTATGAATGGCAGGCTGATGAGTCTGCTATTAAGGAAGCCCGCGATAATCTCAACTCTAAACAGCGTGAGAACTCCTTGAATGACGAGATTGATAAACTGAATAAGCTGAAGGATAAGTACACTGAACTAATCAACCTGATTGGTTCTAGCTACGAAGACTATCAGAAGAAACAGGAATATGCCGCGAAGATCCAGGGCATGACATTTGACCAGATGACCGCTGGTCTTGATGGTTACAAAGATAATGTTATCGCCAACATGAAGGCGATCCAGGGCGCAACTAATGTCAACAATGTCGTCACCAATCTGACCAATTTGGTTAATACTCTGGTTAAGCTGAACGACGTTCTAAGTGGTTTAAGTACTGGGACTACTCAGAGTGGTGGCATTACCGGCCTGTTCAACCGAATCAAGAACATGTTTAGCTCCTTCGGCAATAAGAGCTCCGGCAAGGGATTCTTGGGTCGCCTCTCGGATGCAGGAAAGAGTATTCTTGGAATCGGCGATGGCAGTGCTAGTAGTAAACTTACAGCTGATATTGCTCCAGTCATAAAGTCTGGCGTCGGTGATGGAATCACTACTGGACTGGATGCCGCAAAACCGTCTATAGCTAAATCTGCGCAGGGGATTTTCTCCGGCAATGGCGGATTGAAGTCTATCTTCCAAAAAGGGTTCAGTGGAGTCGCATCTATTGCCCAAAAAGCGGTTGGCGGGCTTGGCTCAATTTTCGGTAACATTGGTACTACATTGGGTGGAACCAAGCTATTCTCTGGCATTGCTGGTATTTTCAAAGGAATTGGTACGACTGTCAGCACTGTTATTGGCACTGCAGGCGGCACGGGTGTTGCCGGAACTATCGCGGCTGCGGTCAGTCATATTCCTGTCATCGGTACGATTCTGCTCGGTGGTACACTCGCTGTCGGCGCGATTGGTGGAGGAAGTCTCACCACTGGCATTAAGAGAATCGGCGCAGGTATCACTAATGTAGTAAAGGGCATCGGCTCTACTATCAGCAAGACGGTAAAGGGTGTTGGTAGCTTTATCAGCAAACTTATGCCGTGGAACTGGGGTAAGAGTTCAAGCGACAGCGGCTCCAAGAAGAAAGGCATCGGCTCTTGGAAAATCTGGCCTTGGAACTGGGGCCGTGCTAAGGGTGACAAGCATATCGACCAAGCAGCTCCGTACAATGTTGACGAAGAGGGCGAAGAGATTATTGTTCGTAATCCCGCAAAGGGTCGAATGACTTATCTCGAAAAGGGCGATGGCGTTATTCCGGCTGACACTACAGAGAACCTGATGGAAATCGGTAAAGATCCAAAGAAATGGCTCTCTGAGGCTATGAAAGAATCTGGCAACTCGGTCGGTTCTCTGCCTATTGACGACCTGAAGAATGCCAAAACCAAGGGTGACCTGATATCTATTACGAAGAGTCTGGCGAACAACCAGATGAAGCGTCTGCGTGATAAGTTTGATACAGTGTGGAAGCGGCTCGGCAAAAATGCCGGACTGTCTGAAGAGCAGATTGACACCATCGGTAGCACCATCTTTGACCGCATGAATAGCATGATTTCTAATTCGATGGATTCTGCCCTTGGCAATAAGAATCTAACTGACGACCAAATCAAGACTATTTGTGCTGAGATGTTCCAGCGCATGGGCAGCGTGTATAAGAATGGATGGGACAACCTCTATTCCCTGTCTCCCGACATGTCTACGGACGCTTCTACTGCAATCAATAAGCTGTTTGAGACCATTTTTGCTGATTACAACGCAGATACGTCAAATATTAGCGACAATCTGTCAAACTGGCTACCAAAAGTTGAAAACACCATGAATACCACTCCGGCTCCTGGTTTGTCTGGCGGTGGTGGCTACTATGGCAATTCAATGGATGCCAATGTTGGACCTTCTGCATCGTTTAGCTTTAGCAAGGTCAAGAAAACTATCCAAGGGCTCTTCGAGAAGTTTTCCAACAGCAAGCTTGGTGCATGGATAAACAAGCACTCTCTCGGTTCCGCTGTGGACAAGCTGACAAAATACAATGAATCCAATGACCCGAACATGGTTCAAAAGGCATTGCACCTGCTCACTCATCCGACAGAACTGATTGCTTCGGCAGTTGAAAGTGCAGTCAAGACAGGCAAAAAAGTCACTTGGGCGGTCACTCATCCGAAAGAGGCAGCTCAGGAGATTGCTTCTGTTGCAAAGGATGCCTATAGCAAGGGTAAGGAGGTTGCGTCTAATGTAAAGAACGCAGTCACTCACCCGAAAGAGACTGCTGAAAAAGTTGTTGATAAAGTGAAAGAGACTTACAACAATATCAAAGAGGCCGTCTCTGAGAAGACTAATTCGGCAAAGAATTGGGTCAAAGATAAAGTCGATAAAATCACAGGCAAGAAAGCTACCGGCTCTCGCAGCATTAACAAGTCTGGTACTTATAATGTTGATGAGAAAGGCCAGGAACTTATCGTCCGCCAGCCTGAAGCTGGGCGCTATACCTATCTTGAGACTGGTGACGGTGTTGTTCCTGCTGATATCACATCTAAGCTCTTTGATTTGGGCGGCAATCCTGATGCATGGTTCCAGAAGCAGCTCGCAAAAAACGGTGGTCTTACCACAAATGTTCAGAATCGCAGCCAGGCTCCGTCTATCAGCATTGGCGACATCTATGTTCAGAAGCCGATTGGCGACGTTGATGGTCTGGCTCGTGAAATCGTTCAGGGTCTGCCTAATGCAATTTATCAGGAATGTAGTAAACGATAAGGAGGTGTGTTAAGTGACTGATTCAAGAAAAGCTGTCAGTGAACTCGCGAAGATGATTTGCGATACTGCCAGACGTGTTGTTGAGGATGCTTCGTTTGACAAGACCTTCTTTGGTGTTGTAACAGGAACCAGCAACGGGAAATACATCGTGACTTCTGCTGGACAGGAATACACGATTAAATCCAGTCAGTTCTTCAATATCGGAGAGCGGGTCGCGGTGACTGCTGCTCAAAGCAACTACAATACGCTGATTCTTCATAAACTCTAAGCCGCGCAAAATGCAGGTAGTTCCGCCAATGACGGATAACCCTGCAAGTGCGGCTTTTTAATTTTAGGAGGTGATTCTACCTTGGCGAAACCTATATTGTCCCCTATTTCTGTTTTTGATGCAAACGAAGGGACTACCGCATATTTTAAGGTGGCAACCACCTATGACGGTACATTACATAATAATGCTCAAAAAGCATACGATCAGGCCATTGAGAAGCAGAAGACTACCATCGCTGCTATTAAAAGCCGTGGTGTCGAGACCTATGGGAATATTGACAATCTTAATCGAGCTCGAATTGTATGGACATCTGAAAATATTGCGAAGTACCAGACCTTCGTGAACGAGATGAATTCAACTGAGACTATTATCTCTAAGGGCGACTATTCTACTGTTCTCGGGTCTGATGATAAAATGGGCAGTCTACAGGTGGCGTACACTCCTCTGTTCCAGACTGACAATAGCGAACTTATCCCGCTCACTCAATCTGAAATTTCAAAATATCTATCTGATGTCAAAACGAAAGCAACTGCTATGACCAATGGCCTTGTGGCCGCAAATATTTTGTCCGTTGATGCGGAAGGAATTTCAGAGACGGTTGGTGGAAGTGCCATCACTGTCAAAAAAATGATTGCTGCGGTTGAAGGAGGCACTTTTGATGGTGCTCCTTTGTCTGCCTGTGATGTCAGTGCTATCGCTGGTTGGAGCGAGGCCGAACTAAAGAAAACTTATGGTAAAACAAGCACATTTGTCGGCTGGGCCATGCATGATGTTCAGGGAAAGATTTGGAATGATAAAGACAATGTAGCAGAGAAGACTGCCGCGCTGGAAAAGGCAACGACCACGTATTGCTATGAAGTGTATGACAGCATGACCAACAAGTTGCTCGGAAGTGTTACAAACGCTGTGACCGGTTTCACTGCTAATCTTGGTTATAGTTATAGAATCACTTCGTCAGATTGGCTCGACAATCAGTCTCGTAACTATACCATCCGCGTCAAGGTTAGACTTTCTGGTGAAGACGAATATGGTGATTTCAGTGACCCTATTCCTCTTTGGTGCAAAGAAAAACCAATATTGAGCTTCGACGGGCTTTCTTCTGATACGGAAAATATTATCCCTACTTCCTCAATTTTGTTTCTGTTAGCGTATCAATATGTAACTGTACAGGGCGAAACATTAAGTACCTACCAGTATCATTTATACGATGAAAGTAAGAATCTGATTAAAGAATCTGCAGTATTCTATGGAGCTGTAGGAGCGTCTTTTACAGTGAACGGTTTGGATAATCGAACTGTGTTTTATATTCGCGGAACCGGCACAACTCGTAATGGTTATTCTTTGGATACTGGCTTTATTCAGTTCGAAACAAAATATTATGCGAGTGCAGAAGGAGGCACCTTTTTACAGTGTAAGAATAAATTAAGTGACGGATATGTTGCTATTTCAAGCCATCTTGCTGATATTTCTGGAATAACAAAAGACCAGATTTCTTATGTAACATCATCTGGTGGTTATGCTGTGGATTTGACTCATGGTGAAAAAGTCACGTTCGATATTCCGTACCAAATGGAGTTCTATAATGTCAAAGACTATGCGATGGCATTCAAGGTTCGTCCTGTCGTTCGAAAAAATATCGTAGAATTCTCGTTCGATCAGGATGGAATGATATATAGAGGCGTTATTTCCACTAATATTCGAGCTTTTTCTAAACTTCCCTACGAAAGCTATCTTCCCGCCAACCAGTCCGAATATTTTTATGCTATGCTAAAAATCATTCGTGAGGATGGCGGTTTTGCATATTCCGACGTTTATTTTATTGACAGCAACTACATAAAGCGAACTAGTATGGACGTACTGATTTGCCTGCAGCATAAAGATAATGCTTATGATATTACGATTAGGGAGGTGGAAGAATGAACTTTCTGGGATATGATTTGTTCGGAACTGGCTCTGACGCCTCCCCTTGTGCTGGGAACCCTTCTCTGGCAGGATTTGTGATTCAAAACGGTATTTACGACGGTGTCTATCTTTCAGGGGCTCCTGACGAGTTCTCCACCTTTTATGATTCAGGTATGAAATGGACGGAAGATACTCTGCTTTTTGCTGATTTTAATCAAAAAACTCTTGGTGGCTCCAACTTTGAATATGGCTCGGATCTGCACGAAATCAAGTTGAAGCGCCGCGAAATCGGGGCAGATCAAAAACCGTGGGTCTTGCTTTATGAGCAGCTTGCCGGACATGGAAATATCAATTTTGTTTACAACGATTATTTTGCACGTGGGCGAGAAACGGAGTACGAGTACGCTTTAGTCCCCGTTCTTAGTGACGGAACAGAGCTTCCATATATTAAGACAACTGTTCAAAGTAAATTTTATGGAGCTATCATCACAGATGGAACTGTAAGTTATCATATTTTGCTCGACCCTTCAATCACTGAAACCGATCGAAATCGTCAATCATCTGTTGTGACAACCTTAAATCGTAAATATCCATTCGTATTTTTCGGAGGCAAATCAAACTATACTTCAGGCTCTTTTTCTGGTACAGCTATTCGGTATCTAAAAAATGATACTTTCGATGTGGCGCATAGTCATTGGTATCGTGAAGATATGGTTGATTGGCTCACGAATGGCGGTGCTAAAATTTTGAAAATTGAAGATGGCCGCATCTGGATGGTTGCTATTGATGGCAACGTCAAATCTTCGAATTCTGAACATCCTGACAAGGTTACTTTAAGCTTTGACTTTACGGAGGTTGGAAGCGTTAACGATGACAACGATATGCTGAATAATGGTTTTGTGAACGTGAGGACACGTAGAACCGGAGAAGAAACCTACAATATCACGAACAATTTCTACTATGTCGATTCAGACAACACGGATACTACCATCTCCGAAGGCAAACCATATACCGCCACTCTTTCTTCTGTTGAAGATTACGAAATCAGTGGCGTTGTCGTTTTTATGGGCGGCTTAAACGTCACAAACACGACTTATATTAAGCGTATTGATGAATCCACCGGTAAAGTAAGTCACGAAATCAATATTCCTTCTGTTTATGGCAATGTCACAATTATCGCATCTGCAACCCGAGTTCGCATTATTGCTCAAAGCTTTAGTCTAACTGAGAGCAAATTTACGCTCAGCGTTGGCAACAATCACAAGTTAGAGTATACAACTTATCCATCAGGTGCTTCTCAGAATGTTGTCATATGGAAGAGCGCGGATACGAAAATTGCGACTGTCACTGATAAAGGCGTGGTTGAAGGAGTTTCTCCTGGGTCTACAACAATTACTGCGACTATGGACAATCTGATTGCCACATGTTCTGTAGTTGTTACGACATCATAACGATAGATGGAGGTGTGCCATGAAAAACTATGCTCCTTCACAAGCAGAGCTTGCATTGCTTAAAACACGTGTTAAACATCTCTATTGTAAGATAGAATTACTCGACACTGATATGAATCTTCTAAATTCACTTGAAGGTTTAACTGTTGACGGTTCTATTTCTATCGATTCAGACGCAGATATTCGACGGACCTTTTCTGCTTCTATATATTTGGAGGGAAATAAAGACATTTCTTCTATGTTTGGAGATGAATAGGCCAACAAATATGTAAGACTTTATATCGGCATGGAGTCAGTTAGCAGTAAATTGTATTGGTATTCTCAAGGAGTATACGCTTTCAATCAGAACGGTTTCAAATACAGCAGCACTGAACATATCCTTAGTATTTCATGCGTAGACCTAGTCGCAAAGCTCGATGGAACGCTTGGTGGTACTTTAACAGGTCAGAAAACAAAAATACCTGTTGGTTCAGACATTGGTAACGCAATCGCAAAAACATTTCGCTTGAGTGGTATGGAGGATTGCGTCGTTGGATATTGGAACCGGAGTGTCCCGTATGACCTTGAATATGACACTGACGCGACTATCTGGCAGATACTTACTGAACTGCGTGATTTGCATTATCCATTTGAGATGTATTTTGACGGGACTACATTTATCTGCTCTGAGATCCCTACCGGATATGATGCCTTGACAATTATGAGCGCTACCGATTTTGAAGATCTCGTCATTTCAGAAGACTGTACATACGATTATTCCCAGATTCGTAATTGTGTCGAGCTGTGGGGAGCGTCAGTTGAATACGATGCTTTTTCTGCGAAAGACAAAACAACTTTTTCTGTTAGTGGCGATACGACTACCGTTACTGCAAACGCTACCTTTACATCCATGGAGGACTCCCCTTCTGAACTGACGGTCGCTTTTACCACTCCCACAACTGGCTTTAAGAAGAACGTAAAAATCCTTGTCTCGCTCCGTTTAACTGTGCAGTCTGCTGATTCAAACGGGAATCTTACAACGACTACTAAATCATTGAGCTACGGAACATACGATTTGTATGCTCGTAATGTTGACGATCAAGGAAACGATGTCTTGATTGATGGGACAACCATTCCTAAAGACACTATGATTGTCGTTAAATATGATTCTAATACTAAGCACTTTTATTATCAAGGGGAACAACAAATCCATGTTATGGTCAAGCTTGTTGATAAGGAACCCACTGATGAAGAGAAAGAAAAAGATAAAGAGGCTGAAAATTGCAAGTACATTCGATATGTTTGCCTGTCAAACGCATCGGATGTTAATTGGATAAATAGTTCTCGGTTTACTATTGAAAAGCTTGGGCGGCGCAATGAAATTCTGAGCGGAGAAGACTATGAAAATTATACGACTAATGAATCCGCCATGAACTGTGCTGAGTACAAACACTGGACTCTTAGCCGTTTGACTGATAACGTAACTGTAGAATGTGTACTGATTCCATGGTTAGATGTTAATCAGAAAATTTCGTATACCCCCAAATATATCAATACCGGAAATCAGCCCGTCGATTTTTTAATTAAGAAAATAGATATTTCGCTGGGTGATGGTACTATGACGGTTACTATGAGCCGTTATTGGCCCTATTATCCTTATATTGTCAAAAACAAATATTGATTGGAGGGAAAATTTTGAGTGATTGGATTTTAAACGAAGACGGGAAATATGCCGACCTTGAATACACAAACTTTCCAGCAAGCTGTGATAATTGGACGAACTCTGAAGATATTTCTTCTAGTTTGATTGGCGCGGCAAATCAGTATCGTGCTGCGATGGAAAATGGCAATTACACTAACGCACAAGCTGTACTGAATTCAAATCCTCGTCTTCGAAATGCATTGATCAATGCCGATACTATCAATCGCTTGAAGCATTCTATTATGGCTGTAGAGCGAATGTTCACAAGTACGATAGAGTCGTATATTAAAAGATTTACAGATGCTGCCAAGAACAGTGCGGATAAAGCTAAAGAATCAGAGGTTGCGGCTAAAGCGAGCAGTGATATTGCCAGTCAGAAGCGCGATGAAAGTCTGCAGATTGTAGAAAACTTAAAAACACTAAAAGGGACTTTGCCAACTGATTTCACAGATTATACTGATGATATTGCTGACGCCAGAAATTATATTGATGAAACAATTCAAACTCACAATACAGATAAGCATTCTCATGCAGATATTCGTGCTTCTGTCGAAGAGCTAAGAACAACTACCGAGAGTCATAAACATGACGCTGCCGATATTCAGTCTGGTATTATTCCGATTGAACATGGCGGTACGGGTGGTGACACAGCAATCAAAGCCTGCATCAGCCTTGGAGCCCTCCCCCTCTCTGGCGGAATTATGAGTGGTACGTTGTTTTTCGGCTCTAATGATTATTACGTCAATAATTCTGGTGTGGCTGTTTTTAGCAAAGCATATGGCGCTGTTTATAATGACTATGCGGAGCTGTTCCCGCGTGGTGGTGCGACTCAGCCGGGCGATATTATTGCTCTTGATACAAATAGCCAGACAGAGCGATACATTCGGGCGGACGACACTTCTAAACGAGTGGTTGGTGTTCACACGGATGAATACGCAATGCTCATTGGTGGAGATTTACCAAACAACGGTTCTTCCTTGGATGACTACAATATCGATAAGTATATTCCGGTATCTCTCGCTGGCCGTGTGCGGGTGCGGGTAATCGGAAAAGTCAAAACCGGCGATTTGATTGTCCCTTCTAAGGTCCCCGGGATTGGTCGTGCTGTTGAAGATGGAGAAATCGTTTCGCCGGATATTGTTGTTGGTTATGCAGTCGAGGGCGATGATTTATTCTGTGAGCGTCGCATTCGTGTGCGAGTAAAGGGGTGATTTTATGTCTGAACAGGGTGGACTGATTAGTCCAGAAGATTTTACTTCGTTAAAAAAGCTCATCAATACTGAGATTACTCGTCGTTCTAATTCCAATAGTACCGGATCTCTTTCTGCATACAACGGGAGTACATAGCAGTTTTCTGAAACTCCAGCGAATGGGAAATTTATCACATACGAGCATATTCAGAAAATAGCAACTCCGTTGAATGCTATTGATGGGAACACCCCAACTCCTGATAAAGAATCTTTAATTTATGCGCAAACACTGAAAGATTGTCTTGTTAAAATCAATGATTTATCGTCTAAGAGTTTAACCGGATCTTCCAGTGGTTGCCGTTCTAGTTGCACAGGATTGTGTTCTTCCGCTTGTTATTCTGGATGTTCTGGTTGTAGTGGAAGTTGTTCTGGGACTTGCAGTGGAGACTGTGACGGTGGTTGCAGAGGCGATTGTAATGGGTGTAGCGGAAGCTGTGAGGGATGCTCTGGAAGCTGTGACGGAATGTGTCAAGGTAGTTGCTCTGGTTGCTCTGGCGGTTGCAAAGGATGGTGCAAAGGAAGTTGTGGAGTCAAATCCAATTAAGGAGGGAAAATGGAGAGAGATAAAACTGTTTTTATAAAATGCCCCTCCACGGATTCCGAATATAGAAAGAATCTCGTGCTTTTTGATTTTCTTCAAATGATGTCGATTCCAGAAGGCGGGTTCTCTGCCCCCTACGAATCAAACCCTCAAAAATTCACCTTTCAATTTTGGATTGGATATTTGTCTTGTCTTCAGAATCCGAGCTTAGAGGAAAACTCCTTTTCTCGGTGGCTGAATTATGTAAAGTCTGTTATTGACCTTATATCAAAAAGCTGCGATTATTCTCTGACTACCTCTGAGAAGATTTTGTATTCTTATGCTATCGCTGCCCGTGTATATCCCAATACACAAAAATATATTGCTAATACCAATATAATCTCTGATAGCAAGCTAGAAAAAATTCTTAATGTGCCACTTGAAAGTGACGAGCAAAAGTGGGCCATGTATATCGTAGCAAACACGGTTTTGGCTTCACTTGAACTTGAAGAAAATTTTCGAGTACATTATTTTATTGAATTTATGAGTAAAGTGCGAGACCTTGAAAATGAATTTCCCGAGCTTGAAAAGAAGTTTGATAATTATCGCATAGGAAAGGGGCTATATGAAGAAGACTGTTAAATTAAACGAGAAAGATTCCATGCTGATAGAACGACTGTTTTATATAAACAAGAGCTATGAGTCTCTGCTCTCGGTCATCTCAAGAAAATATTTTGAAGAAAATTCTAGCGACTACCGCGAGATGATTGAATATTACCGTTCGCTTTATCAAAAAGCAAATATCGAATTTACATATACAAAAAATACATTGTTTGAAAGTTTGCTTGGATTTATTCCTTCTTATTACGAATTCGATTTTTATAAGCAGGAGGTGGTGTGTGAATGGTAAGCAGTTTTACCCCTACAGACGACTATGCCGAACGCATTCGTAAACTATTCTCTTCTACTAACGGATACAACGAGCAAACCGCCCGCAATATAACATTTCAGGTGACAGGAAGTTGCAATTTGAGATGCTCTTATTGTTACGAGCACTGCAAAAGTTGCTCCGCAATGACACTCGACACAGGAAAGAAAATCGTTGATTGTCTACTCGATTTGTATGAGCGCAACGAAGGAGATTTCATTACACAGGGAACCAAAGCTCTCGTTCTGGATTTTATCGGTGGTGAACCACTACTGGAAGCCAACCTGATCGAGCAGATCTGTGACTATTTTTATGAACAGTGCTGGTTGCGAAAAAATCCGCTGGCAGTTCTGTCCCGTATTAGTTTTACCACGAATGGACAAGCATGGTTTACACCCGAGGCCCAGCATCTTATCAAAAAGTATCATGACGTCATGGGCGTCACTGTCTCCATTGATGGAATCCAAGAATTGCATGACGCTTTTCGCGTTGACATAAATGGTGTCGGTTCGTTTTCCAAGGCATACGCCGCATTTCAGGATGCGAAAAAGTATGGCTGGGATAATTCGAAAATGACATTTGTGCCTGATTCTGTTAAGTACATTTATCCCAGCGTAAAGATGATGATTAACGAGGGCTGTAAAATCATTCATTGTAATTTTGCATATGAGCCAGTTTATACAAGAGATGACGCTGCGGGAATCTATTTCGCGTTAAAAGACTTGTCCGATTGGCTTATCGAGAATAAAAGCGACGTTTATATTACAATGTTGAACGACGATACTGGGCATCCTATGGCTCCGAGCGATAATAGCAATTACTGTGGTGGCACTGGTTCAATGCTTTCTTTTGCCCCTGACGGTAAAGCTTATCCGTGTATTCGGTATGCTCCCATTTCGGTCGGCAAAGAGAAGGCTGCGCCGATGTGCCTCGGTAATTGTTTCGATGGACTGTACAAAACAAAGCATCAGCAGGATACAAAGACCATGCTGGACGCTATCACACGCGAAAGTCAATCAACCAAAGAGTGTTTTGAATGCCCCGTGGCAATGGGCTGTGGCGGTTGTTCCGGTTATAACTATGAATGTTTCGGCACTCCGAATCATCGCAGTACCAATATTTGTTACGCACACAAGGGTCGCGTTTTAGCGTCCTACTATTATGCCAATAAAAGGTATATTGAACTTGGAGATGTCGAGCCCCGCCCCATCTATATGCCTTACAATGAGGTCGTGGATATTCTTGGGCATGACGCCGCCAATGAGCTTTTTGAGCTACAGAAGTCCGCCGCTTTAAAGGCGAGAAAGGAGGAGTAAGATGATCACTAGTCAAGAAGATTACATGAGACGCCTTGCTAATATTCAAAATATGGGCGGCGTTTCTGTGCTATCAATCAATACCAAGAAAGAGCCTCGTTTTGTTATCAACGCTGATACTCGTGTCATTACGGTTCCTACGGCATTTAATTTTCCTGGTGTTAAAGGCGATCATAATGCAGAAACCATTTTCTTCGAGATTGACCGTTATTTCGACGGCCATGATTTAAGCGAAGAGACTTGTATCGTCCAGTACAAAATGGTGGGATCTACCGGAGTTGAACTTGGCGAAGGATTCTTCCCTGTCACTCAGATTGATATTACAACTATTCCCGGAAAAATAATTTTTGGCTGGACAATCCGAAATACTGTGACAGCTGAGGCAGCTACGGTATCTTTTTCTGTTCGATTCTATAGTATTGAAAATATCGGAAATATTTCGACCTTTAAATACAACTTTAACACACTAGAGGCGTCTTTGCCTGTTCTTGATACGCTCAATACTAGTAATTCCTCTCCTACTTATAAGGCCGATGAGGTTGAAACTCTGACGGTAAAATTTAATTCTGCTGTAAAATCAGCCGAAACTAGTGCTAACATATCTTCTCAATATGCTGATATTGCCGCTACAAATACTGCAAAGGCTATTGATGCTGCAAAGGCGGCTGCCGATAAATTGCAAGAATTGAAAGATGGCATCGCCAATGGCGATTTCAAAGGCGATAAAGGTGACGCTGGTCCGGGATTTACGGACACAGCCAAAACCCTCATACTTACCTTGTTTGAGGGTGCGGCGGCAGGAAACAGCTCTATGCAGACTAAACTGGAGGCCCTGCGTAGAGAGTGGGGTAACGAACCGGCGACCTGATCGCCAACCCGGGCATCTGGTACGATGACGAGGAGGTTGACAATGGATTATTTTGATAGTGGTTAACTCCACTATTTATTATGATGTGTTATGCGCTCATCCTGCACAGTGATGGGCGCTTATTTTATTGGAGGTGTTTATGAACCTTATCTATTCAAATGAAGGTTTCAAGGCTACTAAGTTTTCAGAGTCGCAGAGTTATAGCCTTGACGAAATCACTTTCTTCCTTGATAAAAAATATGTTAAACTGCGGCTCTATCTGATTCTGAAAGACCAGAAAAATCATCTGGATATCGTGGGGCTCAAGCAGGTCAACAGCACAAGTACCAACTATTACAACTACGAGTGCAACATGGCTACTCTTGTCAAGATTTGTGATGGCCCCTGTTCTATTAGCATTATGGGCATTGACCCTGCCACAGAAACTATTGGACTGTCAACCGGCTGCTTCGCACTGAATATCAAAAATGACATCTATAATTTCAAGGCCCAAATCGCCATGCTTGAAGAATTCAATCGGAATGCGGCGGATATCTATAATAAGACACTCGCTCTTTATCAGGGCGTAGTGCAGATGTCAGAAGTCAATGTTCAGATGCTAAAGGAGGTCGATAATTCATGATCACTTCTTCTCATGAATATATGCAGCGCCTACAAGACATCCAGAATCAAGACAACCTAAAAGAACTTGTGATGCTCCCTTCTGACGAGCCTCGTTTTATCATTGACGCAAACGAGCGCACGATTTCTATTCCCGATAGCTTTACCTTTCTTGGTGTCTTAAACGACCACAATGCAGAAACCGTTTACTTTGAGATTGACCGGTACTATGATCAGACTGATCTCAGCAAAAAGACGTGCATTGTCCAGTATGAATCTAGGGCAAACAAGCACGGCGGATTTTATCCTGTCACAAAGTTGGATATCACAACCGTGCCTGGCAAGATCATTTTTGGATGGGAAGTTCAAAACGATGCAACATCCTGTCCTGGGGATCTTAAATTTTCGGTAAGATTTTACTCCACAAAACAGGACGATGACAGGATTATTTTTAGTTATAACTTTAACACAGAGGCCGCTGTATTGCCAGTTAAAGACGGGCTAGACACTATAGAGAAGGCTGTGCAGATTGAATCTGGAGAGGTACAATCTTTGACCGATAAATTCACTGGACTCTTAAAATACGCCAAAGAGGTTCAGGAACGTGTTGAGAGCGTCGATATTGTAACTTTAGACGCCATCAATGCGGCTAACACCGCAACTCAGAAAGCCAAAGAAGCCGCATCCAGTGAAGCTATTGCTACTGAAAAGGCAAATGCCGCTATTAGTTGCGAGCAAACTGTTGTTACGAGTAAAGAAGCAGCTGCGGCCTCAGAACAAAAAGCCAAGACTAGCGAACAAAACGCACGAAGCTCTGAAAAAAACGCTTCTAAAAGTGCGACCGCAGCGGCCAGATCAGAAGCTAATGCTAAAGCAAGCGAAAATGCCGCCAAAATCAGCGAAACGAATGCTGCGTCAAGCGCCGCTAGTGCGAAGGAAAATGCAGATAAAGCACTCTCTGTAGCCTCGCCACCTGATAAGACACTAACTCAAGAGAATGTTCCTGCAGAAGCCAAGACGACTGGTGACGCCCTGAAGGATCGTTACACCAAGTCAGAAGCTGATGCGAAATTTTCTTTGAACCCTGCCACAGCAAATACTCTTGGTGGGGTAAAAATTGGCACAAATCTTACTATATCCGAAGATGGCACATTGAATGGTCCTACTTTGCTGGCATTCCAGTGGGGTACTACTGCTCCAACAACTCTGCCTGAAGGGACGGTATATATCCAGTACAGTACATAAGGAGGTGGTGTGATGAGTATCTATGTCGGAGTCGCTATTACTTCCGCTACCATCACCGAATCAAATGTCTCTAAGTATTTTACATCGTCTAATGGGTCATATACTTTTGTGTAGAGTGGCGGAACCCTCGAAAACAATAACAAAAACATAGATCGTACTACCGCAACAATTACATTAACCGCAAAACAAACATCTTCCATTAGATTTGAATATAGATGGGGCTCTGAGTCAAACTATGATAAATTTACTATCGTAGTAGGCGGAACAACTGTAATAAGTTCTGTTAGTGGGACGGGCTCTAGGTCTTAGAGTGGAACGATTTCTAAAGGACAAACAATTTCCTTGACCTACTCTAAGGACGGATCAAATTCATCCAACGGTGATTTTGCAAGAATATATAATATTGTTTTAAGCGACATTCTAAGCGCAATCGTTCCTGCAGAAGCCAAAAAATTATATTTCGGACTTCCAGAAGGCGGCGGCAATGTGGTAGTACAAAAAGCTTATATCGGCGATTCAACCAATACTCCGCGATTGTGGTATAGTGCCACATAAAAAAGAAAGAAGCCCTCGGCTTTTCGGCCAAGGACCTCTTCCCCACATACATATTAGAGTAGGTAACACATAATTTGCTCGACGAAAGTAAATTATGCTGTAACATACTATATCATGATGTGTTAAATTTGTCAACGTAAAAAGAATCGAGGTGATTAAAATCATATGGACGAATTATTGAATTTTATCCTAAATCATCTCGGCTCAGTGATGGCCGGGAGCAGCGGATTGATCGCCGTTGTTATGTCAGTGATACAAGTCTCTAAAATCGAGATCAACCCATGGTCTTAGGTAGCCACTCACATTGGGAACGCCCTGAATGCCGGTGTGATGAACGAGATCAAAGAAACCAAATCTGAGCTCAAAGATATCCGCTCCGAGCAAGAAGAGACTCGTAAAAAGCTAGATAATCACATCGAAAAGGGCGAAGAAGACAAGGCTGATGGTTATCGTAGTCAGGTGCTGCGCTTCAATAATGAGCTCGTTCGCGGGCTCGGCCACACCGAAGAAGACTTTGATGACATCCTTGATGTCATTGGGAAGTATGAAGATTATTGTAAGACCCATTCCAACTACAAGAACAACAAGATGCCCTTCGCCATCAAGAACGTGGGGCGCGTATATGACGAAATGCTACGCACTAATGGTTTTTTAAAACCAAAAGAATAAGATTACGTAATTCATGACCTCGAACGATGTGTTCGGGGTCTTTTATTTTTTTTTTTTATCAGGAGGTATATTATGATGGACTTTTTCAATCAGGTTGTTGCTACTATTGCACAGTTGGCCGTCGCAGGTGCTGGCACTGCTTTTATGGTCTATGGTATCCCATATCTCAAGAAAATTGGCGTCTATAAGCTTGTCCAGATGACTGTTCGTGCTGCTGAGAAGGTCGGTGCAACTGGTGTTATCAAGAAAGCTGACAAGAAGAAGTATGTTGTCGCTGCTCTTGAGAAGATGGGTGTTACGATCACTCCGACTATCGACATGATGATCGAGGCTGCCGTCAAGGAGTTGGATATTCAGAACGAGAAAATCGAGAATGAGTTGAAGAAGAATTGAGGTGCGCCGCATGGCAGTAAATACATACTCAATGAAGAAAGATTGGAACAAAAAGGTGTCAGCTCATTTCTCCGTCTATGAGTTCGCTTGCTCTGACCATAGCGATACGGTTCTAATCGATACAGACCTTATCTACATTCTTGAACAGGTGCGGGCTCATTTTGGCAAGCCTGTCCATATCAACTCCGGCTACCGCTCCCCTTCTTATAATATTTCCATCGGCGGCAGTCCTCGCAGTCAGCATTGTTTGGGTACGGCAGCGGATGTTACCATCAAAGGTATTGACCCGATTCGAATTGCGCTATACTTGGCCTCCATGCCTTATTTCCAGAAACGGGGTGGCATCGGCTATTACAGTCGAGTGCAGCTAACAGGAGGCTTTGTTCATGTTGATGTGCGGAGCTGGAGGTCTCGCTGGATCAGTAAGGTTGGCACTGCATATGTATCGGTGAGTAAAATCATGCCTACGATTCGTCAGGGCGCGAAAGATTGTACTGGTGGCATCTCGTATACAGTCACCGTGCTGCAGCGGCATCTGGGTGTAAAAGCGGACGGTATCTTTGGAGCCGGAACAAAAGCCACACTTATCGAGTATCAGAAGGCGCATGGCTTAAGTGCTGACGGTATCTGTGGGCCAGCTACATGGGGTTCGTTTTGATGGAACATCAGAATACTCTTCGTGCAGGAGACAAAATCAAATTAGACGGAATACTATATTCAAACAGCCAGACTCACTGCGGGATGCGCCGCTCTGGTGAGTGGTTTATTTATGATGGAAAACTTGTCAATGGACGGTATCGAGTGACAAATCTTGAAAGCCGTATTGGCAAGTATCCAATCTCAGTAAATGTGTCAGGCTATGTTGAACCAAGCGATATCGAGCTGACATAAAACGAATGGGGTATCAATCCTTAATTGGACTGGTACCCCATTTTTTAGCGTTTACTTCTTTTCTGCGTAACTACAGAAATCGTCAGGTTTAGTATATACAGGCGCTGCATCATCTTGTGTAAAGTGGGCACAACTACACAGATTCCCATGTTTGTCCCATGCGTTCCAAAGATCGCAGTCCTTACAACAAATCACTTCTATTTTATTCATTTTATTTCCTCTGACAACCACTCTTTCCAGCCACTTACTGTGCGTGGACAGTTATCCTGTTGGGCGACAATTTCATTTAACGCCGCAGCAAGTTCTTCATCGCTCATTTCGCGGATGGCTTGTGCTTTATTGTTAGCAGCCGGGTGCTTATGGAATATAAATGCGAGTGCGATATCTAGTATTTTGGGATTATTCATTGGAGTTGTCATCTCCTAATATTTCATTGATTTTTTCTAACCGAGCAAGAAGTTTTTCTTTGACAATATTATATCACAGGCTGTATGCGATAGCAAACAAAAAGGCGCAGGTTGCCCCACGCCTTGTAATGATGCGTCATCTGACACATCGGTTCAAATGCGATTTTCAATTTTAATGCTGCTTATGTAGTGGCGTCGCTAGGACGCCGGGGCTGCTATGTCACATCAGAGCTCTTACGATTAAGACTCAAAATCGGATTCGACTACGGTGCTAGTGGCGTAAAATTCAAATTGGTGTCAAAGTGGTGTAAAACGATTCCGAAATAGATGATTTTAGTCGTAATATCGATGTTTTTCAACCATTGAGCAAAATTAGGTATATTATACCCGATTTTTCCAAGATTCTCAAGCCTTGTTCCATTCCTTTTTTTCAGAGAATGTTACAAATTTGGCAAAAAGAGCGGAAATTTCGGACACATTGC